AAGGCAGAAGCCGGGCAGTCATGATTTTTTCCTGTGATTGAATTTGCGGGTTATCCAGAGAATAATCAGCAGCAGAATAATCACTGACAAAGTCAGACCGGTGATGATCACAATGATTATTTTCAAAATCATGTTCAGAGATCATGTTCAGAACTGAGACTTTGAGCCACTCCCTGCCAGAACAGGATGGATTGCTGATCCTGAATATAGCCTTCTGAAGTATCGGTAAATTCTCTGCCGGAAAATATTTCATGCAGAATATGCACTGAACAGACATGCGCTTTCAGTGACGCCTGCTGTTCAGCGCATTCACCTGGGAACTCAGCAAACAATTCTTTCAGAATCGGGCAGTTTTTTGTCTTCATGCCGAGGCAGCAGGTCAGATGATTGTTTTCGATCTGCTTTACCGGAGAACGTGAACAATGCCTGAAACTGGTGGGTAGTTCGCCAGCTTCTTCAGCTTTGAATAATTTTGTCAGATAAGGAATTTCTTCGACCAGACGCCGGGCTTCATACAACCAGCGTTCAAAGGCGTCACCCATTGGCCGTCTCTGGCGCAGGCGTTCCTGACGACGATTGATGGCCTGATGCAAAGCGCCATCAGCCTTTCTTTTTTGTTCAGCAAGTAAGTTTTGAGTATCTTCATTCATATGGTTCATGGCTTGTTTGTGCGTCAAAATGTTGTCTCAAGCGTAAGTCAGCGAGCAGCCAGTGTCGGACGAGAGATCGTTGTTGTGCAATCGGTTGTTCAGATAATTGTTGTTGCGCTTGTTTGCAGACCCGGATAAATGCTCCTGGGCGCATGTCCCAAAGGGTCAACGCGCTGAGAATCCGGCTGGCATACGCCAGGCGTTCAAGCGCAGTTTCCGCACTGATTATTTCTGATTCTGATTTGTTCATTGCGATTCATCCGGTCAGCAATCTGACTGGCGCGTTCGCGCGCGTATTCGCCTGCGCCGACAATAATGATCGGGCGATTGTTGCGAGTAATAGCCCAGCTTTCGACTACTTGTTGTATCGCGTATTCATGTTTATGCGGCGCCTGCGGCAATGAATCTGCTGAAGCCTGCAATTTTTCAACTCGGCTTTCAGGCATCGGCGCAAGGTCGGGTGAGAGAGACCAGGTCTTGAATTTTTCAATCAGACGGGTGAGGACGCTGATGTTCATGCTTTTACTTTCTCCGGGTTCGGGCGCGTGGCAGGAATGCTGGCTGCGCTTTGAGCTTGAGCAGTTGCACGCAACTCATTACCCCGTAGCACAACATTCCTGCGTCACGCACATGTTGATTGGTTGAGCCGACCCAGCCGGTGCGCAGGGCGAATTGCCTGGCGTCGTTTTTCGCCTTCTTCGCCCTGGACATCGGGCGGGCGGCGATAACATTGAAACCCATGCGGCGCAACTCTTCGATCAGCAAAGCGGTCTGTTGTTTGACGGCTCCCACAGCCTGAGCGATCTTCATCTGGATCAAATGGGCCTGGCGTTCGGTCACTGGTTCCTTCAGCGGGCGCTGGAACACGGGATGAACCTGTGAGGGATCTTCGACAATCACGTCGCACTCATCAGGTCTGAATGTCGCCAGCATGGCGCGGCAGCCGAAGTAATCCGTCGTGGTCAGGTTGCTGAGCGTCCTGGTTTGTCGGTCAAACACGGCCACGCCGGTTGTTCGCCCGCCGTCAATTCCAATGGTATAGCGTTTCATGTTGAAAAAATCGGACAAATTAAAAGTTTCATCTTGCAATTTCCATATCATTTGATTCGCAAATGCGTTCCTCTCTGATCAATTGCGCAGCCGGGAATCAGTTCGCCTGCTTCAAGCGCCGCGCGAATGTCCTCTTTATTGAGTTCGATTCGTCGCCGATGAAATCGTTCAGGCGCGGCAGCCGGTGTAGCAAGCCATGAATCAGGAATCAGCAATGGAGCTTTACCGCCGTTTTTTATCACTGCGAAGCTGAATCGCTCCGTACTGAGTTTGGTCAGATTATGTTGTGCAAAAAATTCTTTCAATCGCGTTTTCAGCCGCTCAGCCGTTTTTCTTCGCGCGTTGGCTAGTTCAGCGAGTCGCAGAGATTCTGTTTCTGCAACGTCAGCCAGCGCCTCATAATTTCGGAGCAGCGCAGCGTAGGCATCCAGCTTGCGGTTGCGCTCTGAGCCGAGTTCTGCGAGCCAGGCGTCAATTGCGGCACAAGCTTCATCATCAGTCACATCACCCTCAACTTCGGAAAGAAGTTCATCAAGCGCCAGCAAATCACTACTGATTTCGTAAAGTGTGCGATTCATCGTCAAATCCTTCACCTTGTTCGGCTGATTTATGTCAAATTTGCCGTTTTCAGCCTGGTGGCTGCATTTTCAGGGTCAGATCAAAGTGAAACCTGTCATCTGCTCGGAAAACGCAGCCACGACGCCCTGATGCGCAAATCCGTTATTTGATTTAAACCCGTTCAACACTGGTCGGCCACTTCTTCTTTGACCCATTTCAGGAACTGATCCATCCGGGGAAGTCTTCACTGGATTGATCCTTTGATTTTTTCTGTTCTCTCAGTTCCGCCAGTCTGCGCTCCATTCTGCTTTTCATGTATTCAGCCTGCCTGCGCATCAGACAATTTGCTTCAATATCGTCAGTGATTCTCTGCTGATCGTGCAGTCCGAAATGTTCAGCTACTAATTTACTGACGATCAATCCTGCGTCCTTATGCCAGACAACGATAAATTTATCTTCTTTCATCTTTTCAATTCAACTTTCTGCGATTACTTCACATTTGACCCATTTCAGAAACTGTTCCATTGAGATAATCGGAAACAGGCGCCCATCGGCTACCGTATCTGAGTCGTATTGAATCATGGTTCGGTTTTCACTGATCCAGAGAATGCGCCGGTCGTTATTGAATCCGAAAATTGATTTTCTGAATCGCTTCGCGCGGTACGTTTTGCCGATTTGAATATCGTCTGCTGTCATGATTTTTCTCTCTTCAGAATCTGCTTTCAGCCAACTCGTTCAAATGTCCTCTGTCTGACGATCCTGCTCTTTAACTGGCGCAGCCGGTTTATCCATTGCCAGAAATGCGAGCAACCAGGCTCGTGAACCGGAAACGGCAATTCCTGCCGGAGCGCCTGGCCGGTCGGGTTCGAGCCAGACCCCGAATAAGCGGGCTGATGAAATGCGACGACATTTCGCGTTGGGGTAATATTTCAATACTGCTTCTCTGAATGAGGTTTTCACTGATTCACTTTTCTTCAATTCTTCTCTTCAACTAAAAGACCGACCAGTTCAGTCGGGGGTTGCGGAATGTCACAGTCAGTCGGGCGCCAGAGATGCAGGCAAAAAGGATGATTGTTGACATATTGTGAAGCCGGGGGATGATATTGAATGACACAATCTTCTTCATCCCAGAAGAGCGATTTGATCCAGCACATTTCAGCCCAGGTCGGACAGCGGACGGAAGTTGAAACAGAAACATGCTCCCAGCCCGAACCGTCACTGGCCATGCAGAAAAACAACGGGCGGCGCTTTGCTTCTGAGGGTAATATCTGAAATGCGCCGTTATTACCATCACTGATGCTGCTGCGCATAACGCCATGTAAAATGCGGTATTGTTCAGGAACATGAAAAGCCATACAGCTAGCCTGAATTCCTTTCACTTTCAAACAAACATATTCCCTGAAAACCGAATAGTTCAGCGGTTACTTTGATCATGCGTTTCATGTCTTCATTGCTGAATTCTGTTTGCGCATTACCGTTCGACAAGGTAATCAGTGCGGTCACGATCAGTAACTGATGTGAGGAAAAAAACCCGCTGGCGGTATTGGCTGCGACGAATTCGGCAATTGATTGACGGTCTTTGATTGAAACGGCCTGGAATTCCATGTTGTTGATCTTTCCGAAGAATAGGCTGGCACATAGAGCAAGACATTTATTTGTCTACTCTATGCGCCAGTTATCGAACCTTACTGCTCTGTCGGTTCACCGGCAGGCACAGTCAGGCTGACTGCGCGACCCGCGACAATTTCCACTTCCAGAATGCCGCTGATGGTCTCAATGCCTTCACCCAGGTCAGCGTCAGCCGACACGACGACCTGCGCGTGACCCAGCGCCCCAACAGCCTGAATGTCTGCGCTCAGGCCGTCTGCTGCAACATTCACAGCGAGCAGAGCTGTGTCTGAGACAGACCATGCTGGCGCTCCGTCTATCTGCGCCGGGTTGCCGTGCGCGTCAACGGCGGACACCGGGCCAGCCGTAAATTTCTGCGTTGCGGTGATTGTAATTGCCATTTTTGTTCCTCCCTGGAAAATGATTCGCGGTTCAGGAATGCGAATCGGAATTAGTAAATGCGGCCTGCGCAAACGAGCAGGCAGCCCGGCGAGTAATTCATTAAGCAAAGACTCCAGAACGTATCGCATTGCGCTTCTCCTGGCGCCTAAAACGGCGCTTTGAATCCGGGTTCCACATCCGCGCCGAAAATCTCTGAATCAGTCAACCGCGCTGAGTCATCTGCGGCACGGGTTGCTGAATCATTCGCGGCGCGGGTTTTATAATCATCAAACACTTCCTGCACAAAGTTCCCGGTCACGACTGACTCAGTGTAAGCGCCGGTCAGCGCATCATAAAACAAATCGCATTCGCCTTCAGCCCCGATCCACCAGGGCTTGCGCTTGCGAACGTGAATGGTCACCCGGTTATCGCCTGCCGCTTTATCGCGGTGCGGGATAATGAAATTATCAATCAGCGCAGGCCAGCCGCGACTATCCGGCAGGTCGTCTATGTCGGCGACAGGTAAGCGCCCGTCCTTGCCACGTGGCAAGGACCTGGGATGAACGACCAGGAAGCAGTGAATCTGTCGCAGTTCGCAAAGCTGCTTTAATTGATTGACCTGGCGAATAACCACATCAGAGCGATGCTCTCCATGACGGGGCGCAGGATGAATGAGTTTCATCCAGTGATCCACGATGACCGCGTCCAGTTTGCAGGCGTCGTCAACCCGGCACAGCGAGTCAATGAACCAGTCGAAAGTAAAGGCTGCATCACCGCAGGCGTCAAGCGGGAAAAGATATTCCGCCATTCCCGTGATGGCCTCATCCAGTTCCTGGGCTGAAGCGCGGCCCGGGACCCAGCGGGAAAAGGGTTGTGTTTTCCAGGTTTCCGCCAGCCGGAAAAAGTAACTGGCGTAAGGGCGCATTTCCGGGATAAACAAGCCGAACTTCCATTTCTGCTCAGCCGCAAGATTGCACAGCAGGGCTGAGAGAAACGCTGTTTTGCCCATGGTGGAATAGCCGCTGATAACCGTCAGACCACCGTGCAGAACAGTGAATAACTGATCCAGCGCAGTCCAGCCAGTCGAAGCGCCGCGCGGTAAGCCGTTGTGATAAATCTGTTCAATTTCGCTGCGATAGGCTTCCAGAGTCAGAATAGCTGGCGCCTGCTCTGTCGCAGCTTCTGCTTCTTTCGGGAGCAGACCCGGATGAGTGAGCATCGTGTCCAGTGCGCGCCCGACTGGTTTCTGACTGATCCAGGCGGCAATGCTGCTCAACTCCTCGGCAGATTTGGGCGGCTCGCATTTGGTATTTTCTGCATGCAGCGCGGCCAGAATGGTTGCCTGATCGAAGCCCTGATGACGGAGCGATGCGGCGACATTGAGCAGATACCGATGGCGTTGTCCCGTGCTGATTCGTTCTGCGCCACGCAAACGCAGCATCTCTCCGCTCAATTCCGGCGCTTTCTCCCGTCGCTGCTGTTCGATCACTTCGGGAATCCAGGCGGGTAAGGTCGGGAGCGTAGGCGCATAGCGCGCCCACGTATAACGCCGCCCGCTGCGATGCAGTGATGGGGGCGCGATGACATAGCCCGCACCGGCGCGAAAATCAATTCCCGGCCCCAGACTGACGCCTGATTTGCTGTTGGCGATGGTCAGTTGACAATCTTCAGGTCGGTGGTAGTAGATATGCTTTCCGCCACCCCCGCTCGTAACAATGCAGCCCGGCGCCGTTGGATCGGCGTGCAGATTATGGGCCTGACATAAACTTCGCCAGGTTTCCAGCCCGCCGTCCTGGTGATCAATTTCCACGACAAAAAGCTGGCTTGGCCCGGTGGCAATGCCGATATTCGCGTCGGGCCACATGCGCCACCATTCACGAATCTGCGCTGCTTCTGTCGTTGCGGCGTGATGACCTTTCAGCACCCGCGGATGTTTGCCCTGATGCGAGCATTCTTTGTTCGCGCAGGAACAACCTGAAGCCGTTTGCGCCGGAGTGTGACAGGGAAACACGCTCCATCCCCGGAGCGCGTAAGCCAGCGCCGCTTCAAGCAGGCTGGTTGGCGCCAGACCGCCTGGCGTCGGAATTGATTCAGTCGGGTTGAAGGATTGTGATTCATTGAGTTTAGAGATTACTTGTCCATTCAATGGTTTCATTTGGTTTCCTGAATGATTTCCGAAGATGGTGAGGAAGCAGGCAGCAAGCCGCCTGCGGCAAGAATTTCATCGCGGAAACGACGCTGCTCCGGCGTCAAAGTGTCAGGGACTGGCAACCCGCGTCGGGCATAATAGATCGGGCGATACTGAAACAGACGCGGATATTGGAGCGGATCAATTTCACCGGCCAGCAATAGTCGCAGCCATTCCCACTCAACCGGATCTGCCGGTTGTCGGGTCAGAGTTTCCTGTTCGATCAGCACGCTGATCCGGCCAAAAGCCTGCTTGCGAATTGAGTGTCGTTGATCGTAATGAAAAATTGCGATCATTTCTGCCGGGGTCAACCCCTGGAATTCACTGGCCCGATAATTCTCCTGCGGTTGCTTGAAGCGATTGAGCGGATGTGCGCGAAAAGTCGTATACCGATTCGCCAGATCGCCCAGCGTGTGCAGCGCCAGCCCTTCGCTGTGGAAGTAATTGTGAACTGCTGCGCGCCAGTCGCGCCACGTCAGTGCTTCCTGCGCCTTGAGCAGCCCGGACAACCGCATGCCGTCATTGCGCGAGCATTTGAATTTCTGCCCGGAGTATTTTTTCTCCCAGTTCCACTTGAAAAAATCGTGGCACCAGTCGCGCCACTCACTGAAATCCGCTGTATCGGTCAGGCCCGCCCGGTTGGAACGCAGCACCGGCGCCGTTTCGCCCCGATACAGCGCCTGCCGGGTCGGATCAGAACACAGCGAAAAAACAAACTCAGAGGGCTGGGCGGGCGACAGCCCGCCGCTCTCCGGGCCGGGCGCGGCGGGAAGTTCCTGCGCTGTCGGCTCGTCGGCTTCTGCCTCGCGCGCGCGCGCATGCATGTCATGCGCGCGATGTATTAAATCACTTTGTTTTTGTTCCTGAAGAACAGTGTTTTCATGAACCCCATGGGGAGAATCACTTGCATGTATTATTAATTCACTAATCATGTTCCTATTATGTATGGCCATATGCAATTTTACCGTAGATGGTGAAAGTGCATATGGTGGCTTGACAAAGCAAACAGACGGTGGATGAAAATAAAGGACTTGCGCGATTGCAGAAAAACCACCATATGCAGATTTTGCGCATATGGTGAAACCGGCTTCCGTCGCTGTATGCGCTTTTACCATATGCGGTAAATCCGCATATGGTGGTTCAATAACATCAACAGTAAGTGACTGAGAACAGGAGAGTTCAGAGATGTCACCATATGCAGATTTTGGAGATATGGTGCCGTCTGCTTCCGGGATTACCATATTCACTTTTACCATATATGGTAAATCTGCATATGGTGACTCATTGGATGCGGCTAAATCCTGACTGCTTTCAGCCTGAGTCAGGTTGTGCGCAGACATTTGCAGCAAGTGTCTGTTGCGCGGACTTTGCAAACGTGTTCGCTGTGCGTGTGGTAATGGGGCTTCATGCAGGATATTACGATACTCAAGATGCCCTTCAGCGGTGTGAGTTCTGATGCGTTCGAGGTAGCCCGCTGCTTCCGCTTCGCGCATAATCTGCCGTCGCTGTCCGGTAGTGATGCTGCCTTCTTCTTCCAGGTTATCCAGGCGAATTTCCCAGGAATCAGGATGACTGAGCAGATAACAGAGCATGCCGCGAGCAGCAAAACTGAGGGAATGATCCTGCAAGAGCGAGCGCGAAATGGGAGTTTTCCCGTGCAATCCCGATTGTCGAATGATCATTGTGGTGGTGAGAACGGCAAAAGCCCTTTGCGGAGTGCTGGCTGACACGATTCTGCTGTGGGTGACAAATCCACAGGAGCCAGCCCCCTGCAAAGGGCTTTGGACAAACCTTCAGCGTGTCGTTTGAGGTTGTGGTTCAGGATTGTCATTCCTGAAGCTGTTTTGCAAAGAGATAATATTCGCTTTGCGGAAAAAGTAAAGGGAGGCGGGAAATAAATTTACTGGTGAGCGGTTTCAGGGGTTTCTCCGCGCAACCGGGCGATTTTCGTAAGGTTGTCGCGTCAGATCAATTTCTGTTCGCGTGTTTGAAGCCAGAGTCTGCCAGGCAGAAAGAGTTTTCTGAAGTGAGATTACGAGTTCTTTCATGGCCATCATTTCGCCCTCAGCCAGATGCGCCTCCAGCCATTCACTCTCCGTTGACAGATCAACTATGGCTTCTTTTTCAGGATTGGTTTTTTTGCGCGAGGGTTCATCTCCGCAGAGTTTGACAAAAGCAGTCGCTTTAGCCCGCCTGTAGCGATTCATTTTTACAGCCCACTCACGAGCAGCGGCGCGATGCAGTGTGTTGGCTTCGCGCAGTTCGTTGACTGACTGCCTGATATTCAGTTCCAGTTCCTGAAGGGTCATAAGTTTCGTTGATGGAGATAGCCCGGTTTAATCAGCGAAGGATCACAAATCAATTGTCTCCGACCAGTCAGCAGGTTCATTCAAAGCGGGTGGTGAATAAACACTGATCCCGGCTTCGGCGGCATCTATTCCGCCCTGGATCAAGCCAAGAAGAAAGCAGAGCGTATAACTCGCCAGTTCCGGCAGTTCCAGTCTGTCTTTTGCGTCAATCAATCCCAGGAGCAGCTTTTTTGCGGATTGCAGGCGCCGCAGCATTTCCGGCGCAGCGGCCATGATTTTCCCGTTGGCTTCAGCAACGCCTGGCGGAAAGCCGAAAATATCGTCCAGTCTGGCAATTTCCGAAATTGCGTTTTGTGACTTATCTTCTGCCATGATTTCAAAATGCTCGTCATCACGGTCAGCATTGACTCGGATTAGTTTCCATGTACCTGAGGTGATCATGAATTTTTCTCTTTCTCTCGTAATGCCTTCAAAGAGACAATGAATTGTGTCGCCTGGCTGGCAGTCAGATGTTCTGGTTCGCAGTTGAATTTGCTAAAGCATAAGTCTCCTGCCGCAGTCGGGAGACTTTCGGCCAGCGCATTGATTTGTCGCAATTGTCCTGGAGTGACCAGTGCTTCTGGAAACGCTGGCCGGGGAATGGGGACAGCAGCGAGCGACGGCGTTGATGCTGGTTCTGTTTTGCGTGACGTGTCTGGTTGTTTCAAGGCCGGAAATTTATCACAGGCGCGTTGAAAAGCCTGCTCTTCGGCTTGCAGAACAGTTTCAAAAGCGTCCAGGCTGGCTGTTCCGCAGGCTGCGCGAGTAACACCGCTCAGCGTCAGTTCTGCGATCATGATGATTTCATTGCCGAACAGGAAAGTCTGAGTAATCCTGAATTGCCAGTCCGGGTATTTCAAGTCGAGCGCATTCATCAGTTGTGTGTCAGGCATAGGCTTCCTCTTGAATTCAGTTGTCAGATCAGATAGATTATTCCTATCGCATAAAGAATTCCATTCAATCAGTCGGAGCGCCTGTCGGTGTGCAGGCGCTCTCTTTTTTTGTTGCTTGCTTAATCGGCTGTTTTGCCAGCAAAACGCGGCAATTGAGCAGGCGCTTTTCCGGCAATGCGCTGGACATTTTGATAAAATGTCTGCGCTGCGCCAATCATTTTGTTACTTTCGGTTTGCATGGCAGCAAGGCGCAGGCGATCCGCATCATTATCCAGTAATTCCGTTTGAATTTGAGTCATGTCACGATGCGCTCTGCCAAATCCACGCAATCCGGCTTTTTGTTTCTGTTCATCAACCCGTTGTCGCTCCGATTCGGTCAGCAATTTGAACCCTGTGTTCGGGATTGCTTTGGTGAGAATGTTGAATTCGTTCAGCAATCGTTTACGAAAAGCCATAGTGACAGTGTAAAATCTGTTTTTATCACGTCTTATGTTGATGACGGCTTCGACTTGTTCATAAAGTAGAAGCTGACCGCGCTCAAAGGGCGCGAGTTCCTTCATCAATTTGTCAACTTCCGGTTTTGTCGGAACACCACCGAAAAATACTTTGCTCATAAGAATTCCTTGGTGACGAAGGCCGTATTCAAATCTGGCCTGACTAAACCACGTCAGGCCAGATTCTGTTCCTTACCCGGCACGAGCCAGGCCGCGTCTGGCCTCGCCATGCCGTGCCTCACTCCCGGCCTTACTCTACTGAGATGATTTCAGCCTTGAACTGCCCGAACGCGCCCGGCGTTTTTGCTCCCGGTCGCCAGTCGCCCAGGCCCTTATACAGCCCGGCCTGATTCAGAATCTGAAGCAGGATGTCAGGGTTGAGTTTGGGCAGAGTGATGGCAATTCTGCCTGTGGCAGTCCAGTTATCGAATTGCGGACGCACGCGAACGTGCTTTGCTGTTCCGATGCGCGCACGTTTGATGAAAAGCTGAAAGCCCAGAGCAGAGCAACGTTGCTGATGTTGTGTAAAATCATCCTCCTGTAAAAGAGGCTCGATTTCCTTGTAAGGGATTTCCCGGCCATTGACCAGCATTGGCCAGAAAGCCTCCAATACCTGGAAGCCTGATTGTGTTTCTGATTTCAGTGATTTCCCGCGTTTGCCCATCGGATCGCTGACCAGCGTTCCGCCATCTCTCATGCACGCCATCAGGTTATCTGAGGGAATGGCAACTCTTTGGTTGTCGTGATTGAGTGAGCCGATCCACGTCCAGGCGGGTGTCCGGTCATCGCCCGCCTTGCCGAGTTTTTTGTTGTTCGGGTCTTTGCGCCATTTTTCCATCAAATCCGACCATTCGATGTTATCCCGGTGATGAAGCATCGGGGTCAAGCCGGTCAGTTTGATCGTAACCACTGGAATTTTTACTGATTTCTCAGTCATCGGTTTGTTCTCTTTCTGTTGACAGGTTGTTGTTTCAATAAACCGCGCTGGTTTACTGTTGAGTGAGATAAATCCTTGCCATGCTGCGCCGTGCCTTATTCCCTGCCTTGCCTCGCCGGGGCCAACTCCTGCCGCGCCTGAATCCTGGCCAAGCCCGACCTTGACTCGCTGCGCCTTGCCTCAATCCATACCCTGCAATGCTGCGCCACGCCTCGCCTGACCGCAATCCATTTCCTGCTTTGCCCGGTTCTGCCTGAGTCCGTGCCGAGCTATGCTCTGACTTACCAAGCCGTGCCTCAATCCTCGCCAAGCCTAACCACGACGCGCCTAAGCGGGCCTCAATCCCTGCTAAGCCTTACCCGGTCACGCCTTGCCTTACCTTGCCTCAATTCCCGCCATACTACGCCTTGCCAAGCCTTGCCTGGCCTGAATCCCTGCTTTTGCCGAACCGAGCCTTGCCCTGCCATACCAAAGCCTGCCTCGCCTTAATCCAAGCCTCGACTGACCAGGCCCTGCTCTGCCGGGCCGTACCTTAATCCCTGCCACACCAGGCCTTACCTTGCCGTGCTACGCCACAATCCAAGCCCTGCCGGAGCCTGCCGCAACCCATGCCTGACCTGGCCTGGCTCAACCCAGGCCGCGCCTGGTTCCTTACCTTACCACGCCCAGCCGGGCCAAGCCCGGCTGGGCGTGAGCTAACCCGGAACCTTGTTGCTCTCAGAATTCTTCATCGGCGGGGTCTGTGAGCAGCAGGCCGCGCGCTGAGTCATAACTGAAGCCACTCAGAGCTATCGGCCAGCTTTCCAGCATGCGCCAGCCGCGTAGCACTGTCCTGACCGGAACAGGACACATTTGTTGCCAGGCGTCGTCAGTACCGAGGCTTACCGGATCATAGAAGCCATCCAGAAAGCAAAGAATAGAATGGCCGCTGTCAGGCAGATAGACATACCAGGGCGCAAGGTCGGGTGGCAGCGGATGCGGATACGCCTGATCAGGAATCACGATGTCTTCGGCGAAAAATTGTTGCTTGATACGCTTGATTTCTTCAGAAGTCATACTTACTCACCGGTGTTGATGAAATGTTCGATGCGCTGAACCGTTGCTTCCGCCGATGCAAGATGGCTTTTTGCTGACTTTTTGCTGACTTTTTGCTGAAATGTACTCATGGGCGTTTTCCATTGTTGTCTTTATGAGATTTGCATGCGCCGAATCAATCAACAGTCAAAAATATGGCCGCCGCGACAATTGCAGTGAGTTTCACAATGACACCGGGGCTGACAACACTCCATGTTGCAGGAGCACCCCCGGCTGCGTTGAGTGAGGCCGGATTGCGTGGGCGCAGCTTCGAGTTTGCTGGAGCTGACCCAAAAGACCAGTTCACCGTCAAAGCTTTCCAGTTTGACCCGGCGCTGACCGGGATTGAATTTATCAGGGGCTTCGGCAGTTTTTTTATACGCTCGCAGCTTTCCTGACTTTCCGCGATAACCAACGATTTGATCGTTCATGACAATTCCTTTCATTTTTTATCGTACAGATAGAGGCCCAGGCCGAATTTAGCGGCTGCGCGACGCAGTGCCATAGACTCGGCGTTACTACTGGTGTCGCCGTAGCCGGTGACATCATCTTCTTCAATGCCTGTCGCTTCGCGCCAGACATCGCCCTCAGCGGCGGGAATGATCAGCCTGACCACCAGGACGGTTTGTTTGCCAGTCGGGGAAATCTCTCTGACTTCAAACGACCAGCCCGGCGCAAACCAGTCAAGCAGTTTGATCGCGTGATACCAGGGAATGTAAGTCAGTTTGTTCCCTTTGATGGTTTTGTCCTTGAGAAAGCGATCCGGGATCGGCTTGCTCAAATCGGCAATGATTTCCCGAATCGGACGACGATACGCGGGGACTGTTTTGTTCAGTTCTTCCATGATTATTTCTCCGATTATTTCTCCAGCTTGCGTCGGGGGTTGACCGACGGTTGTTCAGAGTGCCCGGATTGCCGTTTTAGAGCCTCAAGGCTGCATTTTTGACCACAAAGCCTTGTTCTCCCTTGCGCAACGTCAAAAAAATGCAGCAGCGGGCCTGTCTGCGCAAAACCCGGATTTTAATCTTTTCAGTCTTCAAATCTGCCGACCTGCTGCACCAGCAGAATTGCGTCGGCCAGCCAGGACGCAGACTCAAGTGGGACATGCAGCCGGGCGCAGGTCAGGCGATATTCTTCAAACCGGCGAAAAATTTCCTGACGTTGCGCGCGGCGCAGCGTGAACAATTCACGCCGTTGTTCTTCAGGCAATGAGCAGAGAGCAGTTACCAGCCGCTCTCTGCTCTTCAGTTTATTGTGGTGCTTCATCGTCAGCCTGGTCGAACTGAAGTTTCCGCCCAGCCGGTTTGACCAGAACATTCAGTTTGTCATTCAGGGTCTCAAACGATGCGCGCACACTATCGCGCATCGTTTCGCTGTTTTTTCCGCGCAATTGATCAACTTCCAGGCCGCGCATGGTCTGCCGCGCCTGGTTGATCAAGACCTGAAGATCAGCGTCATTTGTCAGATTGCGCGCTTCAAAAACGCTGATGAAATCAGTCAGGTCAGCCAGCGCGTCATCGCGTAAAGCCTTTCTGCCGCCGTTTTTCGTTTCGCCCAGACGCGCCACCATCTGCGTCACGAGGCCGGCAAAATTTTCGCGCAGCGCGTTACGGATTTCATCAATTGCCCGGCTCCATTCTGTTTCCGCTCGTTGCCGTTCGCGCTCAAAGATCCGGGTATTGATTTCCTCAAGCGCCTTCGGAACGTTGAAAGTCAGGTATCTGACGGTGATTAAAAAAGCCTGGCGCAACTCTGACGCTGCCGGGTAGTCGCGTTCATCGAATAACCCCAACGCTTCGTAAGTTTCCCTGGCGCGTTCGATCAGCGCGGGGTAACGCACAAAGAATGCGTCAATCAGCGTCTGGCGTTCTATACGATAGCTTTCAATCGCCTGGTCTACCTGTTCCATCAACGCCAGAGGGATCAGATATAAGCCATTGCGCAGCATTGAAACCGGCACTGCGCGCGATTTGATCCAGGCGCGCAGCGCAGCGTCCCGGTTCCAGATCGGACTCATAGCCGGACTTTCGATAATATTCTTGCTTGCGTGGAGCATTTCGCGGTCGGCTTGTTCGTTCAGGCGTTTGACATCCAGTTTGCGCCGCACACCGGGCGCAGTGATCGTCAGGTCAAGACAGACTGTTGCTTCGTTGATTTGCGTTTGAAGTTGTGATGTTGTTGTTGCGGGAGTCATTGGAGTTCCTTTCTTATTGTTTCAGCTTTCTGGTTGCGTGATCGTGATGATGGTGATGATCGTGTCCGATTTTTGTAATCGTCACTTCGCCGCCCAGCAGCTTTGCCATCATGGCCAGGAATTCATCTGCTTTCTGATGAAGCGGCCCGGACAAGTCGCCGGTTTCTACTTTGACAGTTCCATCATCCAGAATTTCAACGATCATTTTCTGTTCGTTTGTTATCTGCATTTTGTTTCCTTCCTATCGTTCGTTTGACGTTCACGCATGCGCTGGCGCAGGACTTCCGGCGCCGGAGCGATTCGATTGATGTGAGTCAGCCAGCGATGCCAGATTGCGTAAGGCGCATGCTCAACATGCGCCCTGGCCGTGATCTGGATCAGGTAATCGTGTTTTTTTGAGCCGTCTTCCGGCTCAATGTGGTTATCGAACATCGCGCAGCCGAAGGGCGCAACCGGATGAATGCGGCAGCGTTCCTGTTCGTCAAAAAAGACGCAACTGTCGTCTTCTTTGCGCGCCGGAACGATTGTTCCGACACGCTTCAGAACGCCATGCGTCACCACCAAAGCGCCGGGTGAAGCGTTGAAATATCGTTTCAGCATTTCCGGCCAGTCGTGATCCATCTGCAAAAATGCGGCAATGCGTGGCAGATCGTCCGGCGTCAGCGCGCCCGGCATTGATTTGCAGAACGAGCGACAATCATGACAGGCGCACTCAGTACGGTTGAAGTCAGGCATCAGTCACTCCCTTCAGAATTTTCTTTTCAATTCGACTTTGTGCGGCTCGTTTTTGACTGGCGCAAGCTGCCAGCCGAAACGTTTTGCTGTTGTTGCCACGACTTCCTGCGCATAGGCGCGCTTGATTCGATTGACCATCACTTTATCGCCTTCGCTGTAAACGATGCGCCCGCGCGCGTCAATCGTCGCTTCCTGGTATTTGTTCGGATCACGAACGAACAGGCCGACGCTGGTTTCACGCAATTCAAAGCCGGCCTTTTTCAACCCGGCGCGCAGGATTTGCGGATCGCTGACACTGATTTCGGTTGTGATTTTTCTTTCCTGATAGCAGGGCATGATTGCAGTTCCTTTCATTCGATGTTGAGTTGCCTTCCGCGCGCTGGCGCAGACACGGCAGTCGGTTGGTAATTGAAAACGCCAGGGTAGCTGGCCGAAAGAAAACGGCCTGACGCCTGACGCCTGAGGGCTTCGATTTCATCCGCCGCCGCGCGAGCGACGGGCACAACGAATTGCGCCGCTTCGCTGAGTTTGATCTTCAGCCGCCAGGCGACATCGCAGCATTGTCTGATTTCTGCGCCAGTCCAGCCATCGTCATTGAGCGCCGCCCGGTCAGAGGGGACAAAACTGGCAATCAGTGAATCATCCAACCCCAGCGAATAAGCTGCTTTCCAGATCGCCCAGATGGCGCGGCGTTCTTCTTCAGTCGGCAGATCGAAGAAAAAAGTCCCCAGCGTAAAGCGGCGGCGCAGTTCCGGCGGCAATGCGCTGATCCGGTTGCAGGTGGCCAGCCAGAGCGCGCGATCACTGCCGACTGCGCGAATGACTTTCAAAGCCTGCCGCAAGCGTTGCTCAGACTCGCCGACCAGGGATGCTTTCATCCCTGACAAATCAAGCGCAATCGTGGGAATGCCGCCTTCAGCGCCTGCGGCTTTGGCGATGGCTGATTTACCACTTCCAGGCGGGCCGATAAAAATTGAGCCGCAGGCTTTAGTGTCCTGCATTTCAGTCAGCAATGTGCCGAGAAATCCCTGCGACACACCTGACGTGTCGCCCTGCGCGCCGCTCATTGCTTTCTCAATTTCGTCAATGAACACAATGACGCGAGGCGCGGCGGCGCCTGCCAGAATGCGCCGCAGGAAATCCTTGATTACGTCCGAGCCGCCGATGTCAGCAAAGGTTTCGCCGCCCCGCCAGACGGTCAGGCCGGGCGTGGCGTCAATTAGCTGACGTTTGCGTTCCCACATTTCAGTGACAAGCAGGCCGCGCCGGGTCAGCGACATGGCGGTGACCTGTTCGGCTGGAAACGCTGCCAGGCCGCGCAATGCGTCAACCGCGCGGCCAAGTATTTCCGGCTCCGGCTCAGGTAATTCATTGGCGGCGTGTAACGTTGTGATGATCGTTTGCAAAGCAGCGTCATCCGGCAGCGGCTCATCAATCACCAGAACATCTGATTGCAGTTCTATGGGCAGAGTCAGTTCAGGCGCAAGCAGAACGACGGCTGAATTATTCGCTTTGAACTGATCGCGCAAATTCCACAATCCCTGAATGAATCCGGCTGTCGCCGGTGATGAGTCACTGGTCAGATAACGCTGTGCGTTCAGAACGAAAAGAGTTGATTGCTCCGGGAGTTGCGCTGCCAGAATGATCATTTCTGCCGGGTTCGAGGTCATGGCCTGGACATCATTGCCCTGAGCCAGAGTCCGCAGAAAAGACTCTGCAACGGCGGTGCATGCCCGCCAGCCGTTGCAAATATCCCACTGGATTATGATCGCCTCGTTGCTGATGAGCGTATTGATTGTCGCTGCCGGGTCAGGGGTCATGATGGCGATCAGTGGCGTTCCGGCGCGACGGGCTTTTTTGTAAGTTTCGAGCATCATCATCAATCAACCTCCTTTTGAAGTGGAACGATCAACCGCAATGGTGAACGTTGTAAGCGTCGCGCGCGGCGGACAGCGGCGTCCATTTGCAAACGCAACCGGGCGCGTTCTTTCAGATCAGACGTTCCGGCGCGAGCAAGCAGCGCATCGCAATACTGTTGTTGCAGATCGAAGGCTTCGACTGCTGAGCAGTAAATTGCCAGGCGTGACCAGGCGGCAGCGTCAGGGCGCGGTTTGTAATCAAAGTTTTGTTCTGAATGCAAAGTATTTTTCACAGCGTCCATCCTTCGTCTTCGTTTGAAGGTTTCTCAGTCGGTTTGACATGAACGGACAACGCGCGTTCCAGGCGTTGAATTTCAAGGCGTTGTTCTTGCGCAGTTTGTTCCAGCCAGGCAAGGCTTTCCCGCTGCCGTTGAATAGTCCATTCAGTTGTTTTCAAATTGTGTTTGATCTGCTGTAACTGTAGCCGCATCTGTTCTTCAGTCATGATTTGCTCCCGTCATTCGTTTCAGGCTGATTCCGGGCAGGAAAGCCAGTCAAATGATTACTTTCCTGCCCGGCCCGATTGATTGAGCGCCAACTCGCCTGACAATCGCTCACTCAACAGGATTCTCACCGCGCGGCGGCAAACGCGACGGCGCGGCGGGTATACTCATCATTGCGCAGGGAGAGAACCACGTCAGCGCGGACAGCGGTTTCCCCCGTTGCGCCAATCGCCGCCCAGGCCTGACGAGCAAAGCTTTGTGATTGGGACTCACAATTGCCCGACTCCACCGAATCGGTGAGTGAGACATAGCACCGGGTCAGATCAGCAGGCAGAGAGAATTTTTGCGCTCTGCGCCGACGCAGCCCAGCGATGGCTTTGCGAACCTGCTTAGCAGCCTGTTTGCGCGAGCGGATAATTATTTTGTCCAAATGATAGATTTCACCAAATCCGTCTGTCAGCGTAAATGTCTGAGCCTTGCGGTCGTAGCCCAGGGTCAGAATGTCGGGTACTTCCGGGGCCAGCAGGCGCCGCTGGTGATGCGTTCGCACAACCGGAGCAGCCTGGGGCGAAGCTATGCGCACAGCCGGACGATCATCAATTTCGATAAAACTGCTGGTGTGCAGTACGCGATGAACGGACTGATCGGCGCTGACGTAGTAGCTCTCCCAGATCGCTGCATGCGGCTCTGGTGGAATGATGTGCGTGTAGTCTGCTTTATGCCAGACTACTTTATCCCAGCCGGATTTCCCGTTGTCAGTTGTGGAAATTCCGGCGCGCAGGCCGCATTTTCCCTGAAAGGTTTTGCGCAGGCGCCCCCAGGGCGCCCGGTCATAAGCGTCTGCGGCCAGCAGGTTACTGGCTTCCAGCCGACCTTTGGCGCGCTCCCACTGCCGCAGTTCGGCTTTAAGCGAATCATACTGCTGAAGCGGGGCGTGCGGAAACACTGCGCGGGCATACAGCGGGCAGGCGCGTAATTCAAGCAGCAGGCAGCGATCAGGGTGACGCGAAATGAAGCTCAGGTCAGCGTCAGTCAGCCAGCCCTTGCGGATGAACCGCCAGCCGATGAACCGAGCGATCAGGCGCCGCTGATGATTTTTCACTTGATATTGCGCTTTGGTTTCGCGGCGCAGAAACGCGGGCGGCTTGGGCTGCTTCCAGGGCACGGCGGCGCGAGCCATGCACAGCAGATAGCGACTAGCTCCGGCAACGGTAGTTGCGACGCTGCCTGCGCTTTGGGCGCGGGCAATAATTAACTGGTGTGCGTTCATGGTTATTTATGCTCCTGTTGGGGCGCCGGGAATGACTCCGGCGCGGGACTCGTTAAAAAAAGGCGAGTCAGGAATGCAATTATTTCCTGACCCGCCAGAATTACACATGGAGACTCACCGGAAAGAATTGGTTGAAGCGCCGGGCGCAATTTACAACCCGGCAGCATGCAGCACCTGGGCAGCGACCCATTCAGCCGCCGCGCGCTCATTCTGCGAACGCGCTTCCCAGGCGCGGCCTTCGACACAGTTGACGTAACGCAGATAAGAGCGTCCGCTGTGGTTGACGCCCATCATGTCGAGCAGACGCACGCCAGTCAGTGCCGGAGCAATCAGGCGCAGAGCCTGCGCGACAGCGACGAGTGACGGCTTGCATGTGGTCGGATTCTGCCCGGCGCGGGCTATCTGCGCAGATCGGGTCTGAGTGGATTGCGCAGCAGCTTTGACAGGTTGAGCAACCGGCGCCGGGCGGTGTGTTTTGACTCGCGCGCTGGAAAAGCGCAGCGGGTTGAACAGCGGCTTGTCGGGTTCCGGCGTTCTGGTTTCTGGTGTCTGCTCGGACTCAGCGAGCCAGCGCAGAGATTCTGCGATTGTGCGCATGATTAGTGAGTCGCCGGGGTCAGGCGCGGAGAACGTGCAAGCGCGCGCGCCTGGCGCGTAGGGATTGGAAATAACGTTGAGTCGTGTAACTGTAAACATAAAGAATTCCTTTCTGTGCAATCAATGATTGTTTCTGGCCCGCGTGTGCGCTCACACTGGAAAACTTCGCGGGCTGAAAATCAGAATTGCCCTGCCTCTTCAGCGAGAAAGAGCGATCAAAGCCCTCTCCAACTCCCGCAGGCCGGTGCAACACATTTCCGTGTGCGGCTTTTTTTCGCGCTGCGGCGGAGCCTGCTGCCCTTCGACAATGACCTGCACGCGCATGAGCAGGTGGTATGGCTCCAGCCCGGAGCAATTCTCGTGGTCAGGTTCGTGTGTTTTTGCGGCTTTCGCTTTTTTGTGCGTCATGATTTTTCTCCGGTTGAATTGCATGCATGATTGCATGATTGAGCAGGCTTCATCAGTGATCAGTTGCTCGTGCCGATCAGACAGAAGCTGTGAGCTTCTGTTTCGCCTTCCTGTGTCGCCTACTTATTATTCCGCTTCGGGGTTCAGTAACACAGCAGCCTGTCAGCTACTTTTTATTTCCTGGCGGCTACTTTTTATTTCCTCAGGGGAGTTCGCCTGCGCAGGATTTCACTGACAGATTATTTTCGGGAATGTGTGACGCGCTTCCGTGTGGGCGGATTCAAATCCGCTGCGCCTCGTATTTCCCTCTGAGTGACAGCCTCAGTCTCTGCGCTCGCCCGCGTCTGTCCCGGAATGCTTTCCGGCGACGTTGTGCCAGCGTTCAGGCAATTATTTTGCGTTGTGCCCGTAATTCCCACGCCCGAACAGATTCCGCCAGCCTCACGACTGTCTGATGGCCCTTCTGCCTTCCGTATGCCGATTGATTACGGCGTCGGCGGGTACTTGTTATTTCCGGCTCCGGGTTTCACTCCGAAGAGCTACTTTTTAATCCCTTCTGCGCCGGGTTTCCCTACGGCCCTTGTCTGCTCGAATTTGATTTTCAATCAACTCACCACGTCAGCTACTTGTTAATCCGCTTCGGGTTTCGCTTCCGTGATGTCAATCTCTCTCGACTGCGAAATAATAATATCCCCTTTTGATTTATGCGTCAAATACAAGATAAAGTTTTTTTGAAATAATTTATATTTGCTTTGTTTTCAATCGGTTGCGTGCGAAGAATTTTACTTCTCAGGGGCTTTTATTTATTTTTGCCCGTGAAATGAGCGAAAAATCTGGAACAACCTGGCTGACGACTACTGAAGCCCTCAAGCGATGGCGCACGACGGGCGAGCGCCCGCTTTCCCGCCCGGCTCTGCTCTATCACCTGCGCCAGGGCGCCATTCCCGGCGCATACCGGGAACAAACTCCGGGCGGCGCATACTGGCTGATCCCGGCTGACGCGCTCGCGGCCTTCGATCCGCCCCCGCGTGGCTGGCGCAAAGGGCGGCGCAGAAAATTGATTGAGTCGGAGAATTTACCGGAGCCTGAAATCCATGCGCCGGATGCCCTCAACAGCGCGCAAACAAGTGAAGAAGAAAGCGTGGCAGGCAAGGCGGACGGCTCCGGCAAACAATCCTTCAACGGCGCACTCCTGGATCGCGCCTGGAAACCTGCGCGCCGCTGAGCCTGACCACTCGTTGCTTTCGCCAGCCCTGACGCCCGGCGTCAGGCTCACCTGAATTTGATGGATTGCCTGAACTTGCGGCATTGTGATACAGTGCGCCCGTTAGCGCGGGGGAAAAGGTGGCGTGGGTGTTCGGGTGGAATTCTCACGCCACCTGCTGACGCTTTTGCGTGAAAATTGAAACCATGCTCACACTTACGCTTACAGACTATTACAAAGGCCGCGATAAACAATATCCGGCAGCCCTGACGGCTGAAATCGCACAGAACGCGGCGCACACAATCGCGCTGGTCAATCAATTGCTGACTCGCTTCTACGCTGCCAAACCCCAGGCCGCCCAGCGTTCGGTCAACAGCGGCTGGCGCCCCCCGATTGTCAACAAGCGCGTCAAAAAAGCTGCCCGCGCCTCAAAGCACCTGACCGCCCGGGCCTGCGATTTATCCGACGACGACGGCGACCTGGACACCTGGCTGATGACCCCTGCCGGGCAACAAGCCCTGACAGAAATCGGCCTCTGGATGGAACACCCTGACGCAACGCCGCGCTGGGCACATTTGCAAACAATCCCCCCAGCCAGCGGACACCGCGTGTTTTATCCCTGAATGATTTATTTGATGGATGGATTGACCCTATGCAAGTTGGGCAAGCTGACAACGATCAAACGCCCAAAGCGGATTACCAACTACCGCGTGGTTTACACGCTCACGCCTTACCCTCGCTGGGATGTCCGGTATCAGGGCAAAAGAATGGGCTACAGAGCATGGAATCAGCGGATTGCCATCAACGCCGCAAAAGAACTGGCGCGCAACAATCGGCCGGCCAGCGTCATCATTCAGGATAAGCAGGGAAAACTACGGCAGAAACTGACTTACCCGGTACGCCGGAAATGAAATTCTGCGATCTCTGATTCATCAACCGCCCCGGAGTCAGTAATTTGCATGATCAGGGCAAGCAGAGAAATTGTTGCAGCCGGGTAGGAAAAAGGTGTTACTTAATCAGAAAGAGGCTGTCAATCATGTTTACTGACCCGAAAACCACAATTACCGGCGTGCTGACTTTCGTTGCCACGCTGCTCGCGCATTTCAATATCGCCATCCCGGCGTCCTTCCGTGAAGTCATTATTGCGGTCGGCGTGCTGGCCCTTGGCCTGCTGGCCCGCGACAGCCAGCCGAAGGAATAGACATGCGCCAATTGATCCTGCGCCTGCTCTATTCGCTGCTCGAAGCAGTCAACCCGGAGGCGAAGCGGGAGCGCGAGCAATACGAAGCCGAACGCGCAAAGGCGCTGGCGGAAATCACGCGCCAGGCTGAGCGCATTGTGACGCTCGAACAGGAACGTCAGACATTGGTGATTGATCGCGCCAATCTCTTTGCATTGAATGAAACCCTCAAACGCGCCATCGCTGAGTTGCAAACACGGATCGGGCAGAATCACACTGCTGGCCGGTCTGATGATGATATTTTGCGTGCGCCCCTGCCCGGCGCAAATTCCTGATGACGGGCGCTGGGCGGTGCGTGTGCTGAGCAGCGCAACGAAGCCTGAGTCCGAGGGACATGCGCAACAGATGGAACGGCTGGACGACGGCACGCTGATCCTGACGGTTGAGGGAATACAATACCGCGCGCTACCTGTTGCTCGCCTGCGCGCCCTGCTCAACCTGGCCGAGGATAAGCGTCTGCTGGAAGAGCAGATCAGACTGCTGAATCAACAGCTTGAACTTTCCGGGCGCACAAGTCAGCTTGATCAGCGCGAGCGCGAGCTTTATGCTGAGCAGGTCAAACAGCTTGGACAGGAAATTGAAACTCTGAAACGTTTGTTTGCGCTGGCTGATCAGCAGGCGCGGCCCGGTCGGATCAGACGCTTTCTGGATAAACCGCTGACTGCAATTATGCTTGAAATCGTGGCGCCAGTTGCGATGTTGTTTGCACGTTTGCGTTAGCCTTATTTTCTATGCTCCCAACATCTTCTGAATTGAATGCGAATGAGCTATTGCTGAATGAGCCTGAGTATCCGGCAGTCGTGACACTTTCTACCTTACACTGTGATCCTGACAATGCGCGCATTCACGATGCTGAAAACATCGAATATCTGCGCGGTCTCTATCGGCGCTTCGGGCAACGCAAACCTGTAGTCGCCTGGACAGAAAGCTCTGCGGGATGCTAATGGACGCCCGGCGCTGGGGGGCCGCCCCTGCGCAGTGTTTGAATACTGCGGCCCGGCGCTTGATCCAGCAGCAGCGCAACAACTGATTTATGATCCGCTGTGAAGCCAGCGGATATTTAACCAGGAGTCTCAGAACATGAATGAAACAGCAATCATGCAACGCACACTCGGCGATCACGTAATCTACCATAGCGAAATGAACGTGGCTTATCACGCGCTGCTGACGCTGGTTATCTCTGACGACCTTGTTCACCTGGTCATTGTTTCTCCGAGTCAGCGCAATTTCGATCCGCACACTGGTCGTCACGTTGAAGTCATTCGTAATGTGCCGTACAAAAGCGCGACTACGCTGCACGGAAATTACTTTCGTGATGAGACTGACACGCCCGCGCCCTTTGCTCCGGCTCCGCAAGGATGAGTTGAAGGAATAAAGAAGTTCTGTTATGCCGATCAAATCAGTTAATTCGCCTGGGACTGCTCCCTGGGAGCGCCGCGCGACTGAAACCACGCCAGCCTGGGAAGCTTTCGTCGCGTATCGGCAGATGGGCATTGATCGCTCGCTGGAAGGTGTCGCGGCTAAGATCGGAAAAAGTTTTACTCTGATGGGCCGGTGGAGCAGCCAGCATCAATGGGTCAGCCGCTGCGCTGCTTTTGACGCCTGGCTGGATCAGGCGCGCGTGAAAGAGCAGGAAAAACTCGAACGCAGGGCGCAGAAAGTCTGGGCTGAACGCAACGAGCAACAACGCGAAGACCTGTGGAAAGCGCGTGACCTGCTCTTGCAAAAAGTAACTGAAATGGCCGCTATGCCCACGCGGGAGATTATTCGTCAGGCGCCTGACCCGGACAACCCCGGCGCCATGGCGACAATCATCATCAAACCGGCGCAGTGGAGTTTCAATACCATGGCGTACCTCACGCGCACGTTGGCGGAAATCGGCAACCTGGCGGTTGAGCGTCCGACTGTACGCACTGAAATTGAGGTGACCGGCGAATTGTCCATGATTGCGCGTATTGAAACATCAGAACAGGCGCAGGCATATCTGAAGCAACTGGCGGAACGGATTGCACAGCGAACTGGCGCAACTACTGAGCGAGCATTGGAACTGGCCCGCCAGGCCTGCCCGGACGAAACACAACTGGCCGACAAAGCTGTACGTCGGATTGCCTGAGGGTTTTATCAAATCGTGAAAGAAGACCCCTTCCTTCAGGGAGGGGATGAATTTCACATCTCTGAGCGGGTTCGATACCCGCGAAAGAGATAATTGGTTGCATTTGCGGAACTTCTGCAAGAACAGAAGATTTGCGTTGTTTGTGGAATTGGTTGTGTTATACTTCACGGTATGAAGTACGACCTTCAATCTGGTAGTCATTCGGTACACCAACTTCAACTTCACATTGTTTGGTGCGTGAAATATCGGCGTACTGTTTTGACGCGCGAAGTTGGCGATAGATTGTCTGCATTGTTGCGCGAGTTGTGCGAGAAAGCCGATGTTGAATTGCTTGCAACGGAAAACGAAGTTGACCACGTTCACATTGTGGTGAGAACGAAGCCAACGCATCAGCTTTCCAAGCTCATTAACAGTCTGAAGGGAGTTACGGCGCGGCGCTTGTTTCAAGAATTTCCCCGGCTCAAGAATCGTTTGTGGGGCGGTCATTTGTGGAGTCCTAGCTATTTTGTTGTGACCGTTGGCGGTGCGCCATTGGATGCGATTAAGCAATACGTTGAGAACCAACGGCAAGGGTGAAAAGTGAAAGCATTCAAGTACAAGCTGAAACCGTCCAAGCGCGTCGCCGCACGTCTTGATGCCACGTTGGACGTGTGCCGCGAATTGTACAATGCCGCGTTGCAGGAACGCCGCGCTGCTTACCAGCAAGCAAAAACCTCGCTGAACTACTACGACCAAGCCAACCAATTGAGCGCAATCAGAGACTTGCGCGAAGACGTGGCAGGTGTTCACTCGCAAGTTTTGCAGGACGTGTTGAAGCGACTGGATAAGGCTTACAAGGCGGTTTTCACTCGCGTGAAGAAAGGCGAAGGCAAGGTTGGATTCCCGCGTTTCAAAGGGCGCAACCGCTATGATTCGTTCACCTATCCGCAAAGCGGGTTCAAGTTGGAAGGCAACAAGCTTACCTTGTCGAAAATCGGCTCTGTTCGTCTGCGTTTGTCGCGGGAAGTAGGCGGGAAAATCAAAACCTGCTCGCTGCGCCGACAAGCGGATGGCTGGTTTGTCATCTTCACAGCAGAAGATGCGCCGCTGCCTTTGCCGAAAACTGGCGAGAGCGTGGGAATTGATGTGGGGCTGGAAAACTTTGCTACCCTTTCGACGGGCGAGGTAATTGAGAATCCGAGATTTTTGCGCACGGCTGAAGCTGGCTTGAAACGCCAGCAACGCAAAGTCAGCAAGAAGAAACGCGGCGGCGCAAATCGTAAAAAAGCGGTTCGGTTGTTGTCCAGGCAACACTTGAAAGTTGCGAATCAACGACAGGATTTCTTTCACAAAACGGCCAATCAATTGCTGCGCGAGTTTGACGAAATCGCCATTGAAGACTTGAACATAAAAGGGATGGTGAAAAACCATCATCTCGCTAAAGCCATCACTGATGCAGCATGGGGAACTTTCGTGAATATCCTGACCGCCAAAGCTGAGAACGCTGGACGGAAGGTTTGGAAAGTTGCGCCTGCCTACACCAGTCAAGACTGTTCGCAGTGTGGGGCAAGAGTGAAGAAGTCGCTGGCAGTGCGCGAACACCGTTGCATTGTTTGTGGCTATGTTGCTCAGAGAGACCATAATGCGGCGCGAAACATACTCGCTCGGACAGCGCGAGTTGCGAGGGCAGCGGTTACTCTGCCTGTTGACCAAAGAATCCCCTGCCTTTAGGCGGCGGGAGTGTCAAGCCGACCACCAAATCCCGCTACTGGGTTTCAAGTCATCGCATCGTTTACGACGCTCATCAGAAGTCACAACGCTGCGGGGCTGAGTACGTCAGGAGTGTGCAACGATTCGCTGAACTGCAACTGGCGCTCAATTATGTCAATGCGCCCTTTCGTCGCGGAAAAGCCGGACGCTTGTGCAAGCGATGTTTTCCCGATCAAACGTAATTCATTCAAGCATTCAAGCTTATGGAATCAGAAAACAAAGCTCCCCAGCGCAGTAAAACCAGCCTGATCGTGACTGCTTTGACGACCGCGTTGCTTTCCGGCTCCGGCGCGTACAAAGTCGGACTTGATCAGGGCCGCGCTGAGCCGCAGACGCCAACTATTATTTCGGCTGTTCCGGCGCAGCCCCCGGCGCAACGCATTTTGCAGGTTGAGCTGAAGCAACCGGATGGCACGCTGCGCAAGGCCGTCATTTCTGATCACGGCGATGGGCGGGGCTTTGTGTATGATGGGCAACAGTTCACTCTGGATGAATTGTCGCAGATCAATGAGCAGCTTCAACGGCAGAAAATCAGGTGACTACTCCGCTCCCTAAAGAGGAGCGGCTTCTTGTTCGGTAACGAACAGGCTTTGTAGCCCCAAAGCCTTAATATTCAACGCAGCATTTAAGTCTCTATGACATTCAAACCCGCAACACTCGCATTTATGCCAACGCTCACTCAGGTTTTTCTTTTGCCTGTGTCCGCATTGGTGGCACGTCTGCGATGTGTAGGCGGGATTGACTTTCACTACGATTCGGCCAGCTTCTTCCGCTTTGCTCTGAATCAGTTGAAAGAACAACGACCACGCCGCATCACTGATAGATTTTGCCAAGCAATGATTGTGGAGCATTCGATTGACGTTCAAATCCTCAACGCAAATAACTCCGTGTTGATTAACAATCTTGCGCGCTTCTTGATGCGCGAAATTCTTTCTGCGCCATTGAATGCGCTCGTGAATGCGAGCTACAGGCTTTCTGCGCCTTGCTCGCGCTGGCGTACCTTTGGCTTCCTTGCTCAATTTGCGCTGCGCCTTCGCCACTTCTTTTTCGTCTTGCCGGAAAAACTTCGGATTCTCAATACGGGTGTCATCCGACAAATAGGCAAAGGATTCCAAGCCAACATCAATGCCGACTTCGGATTTGGCTTTAGGCAATGGAGCGGACTGTTCGACTTCACAGGAAAACACAGCGTACCACTTCCCTGTACTGCTACGCTTAATTGTGCAGGTCTTCGGCACGCCTTCCAGCTTGCGATGCTGTTTGATTTTGACTTTGCCAATCTTCGACAGCTTCAGATGATTACCGTCAATCGAACAACCCGAAGGTACTTGTGGGAAGGTGAAAGAATCGTAGCGATATTTGCCGCGAAAGCGCGGATAGCCCGGCTTCTCGCCTGCCTTGATGCGGCGAAAGAATGCCTTAAATGCCAGGTCTATTCTGACTGCCACGTTTTGCAGAACTTGGCTATGCACAAGATTCAGGCTCTCACGTTCTTGCTTCAACATGCCGTACCCGTTGATTTGGTCATACATTTTCAACGTCTTTTTCTCCAACTCGTAAGCCAATTTACGCTGCTCAAGCAATTTGTTGTAGAGCCAACGGCATTCATCAAGCCACTGTTCAAGCAACGTAATTTGCTTTTTGGTTGGATACAACCTGTATTCGTAATTCTTATGCACGAAAGAATTATCGCATTTTATGCAAAATCTTTCAAGTGCATAAATCAAGCCCTTTCGGGCTTCTCAAATTCATCCCCCGCCTGAAGCGCGGGGGTCTTCTTTGAGGCTTCGATAAAATGAAACGCTCACTCGGTAATCAACCGGGTTTCAGCGTCAGGCGGCTTTGTCTGACTCTGATGCTGACTTTTCCTGTCCTGGCAATCCTGACTGCGCTGCGTGATGAAGTTACCTGCTTCTGGCTCATGCTGCTGGCATGGTTATTAACTATCCTGACCTTCTGTTTGAAGAAGTGAAGTGAACATGATCGCTGATCAATCAACTCAATCAGACTCAGACCTTGAAAGCGCGATTGCGCTGGCCGAAGCTTTCAAAGAAGAATTACAGCGCGGTAAAACGCAACTTACTCTGAATCTCGTCTTACCTCAGCCTTCAAAGTGGATTGAAGACAATGTCTTTGACTTTACCACCGTCAATCTCGCAACTTTTGATTATAACCGGGCGGCGCGTTTGCGACTGACTGCCCGGCAGCGCCGAATCATAGATCATTGCCTGACGCCGCAGGCCAATGGCCGATTGCGTTACGACACGGTAGTCTGGAGCGAGCCGAAGAAAAGCGGCAAAACAATGATTGCGGCAGCCGTAGGCGCATACTTTGCAGCCAATGTCGGAGCGCCCAATATTATTTACTGCGTGGCAAATACGGAGCAACAGTCATCTTCCCGAATCTTCGGACAGATGGCTCCGACGATCTTTCGCCTGGTCGGACGTTTCCCGACTTCACAAACAGCCCGGCCAGTCATGCAGCTTCCGAATGGCACGCTGGTTCGCGCTATTCCAAATAACTACAGCGCCGAAGCCGGAGGTAATTACGGGCTGACTTTATGGTCTGAAACCTGGGCAATGAAACAGGCCGGGGATCAACGGCTGTGGGATGAACTGGTGCCCGTGCCAACCCGACCAATCTCATTGCGCTGGGTGGAAACCTATGCCGGGTTTTCAGATGAAGACACGCCGTTGCGGCGCATTTTTCTGCAAATCTTTCAGGAATTTGATGAACGCGCGCTTTGTCCGGGTGTGCGCCAGGTGGCCGAACTATCTGACTTGCCCTGCTATGAATTGCCTGACGCAAGGCTGTTCGTGTACTGGTCACATGAACACACAATGCCCTGGCAGCTTGATCAGGCCGGGCAGGACTATTATACGGCGCAGCGCCTTGAATTGACGGCCAATACTTATCGCCGCTTGCATGAAAACTGGTTTGTGCAATCAACCGGCGCGTTTCTGGATGAAACGACTTTAGCGCGCAGCTTACAACTCGCCGGCCCGCTGGCGGAGCCGATGATTTTTGCCGCAGACGCTTCACAGCGGCGCGACACAACGGCGCTGGTTGGCGCGCGGCGCGTGAGCATTGCCGGTGATGATTATTACCAGACTGGTTACGTCCAGGTCTGGGATCCGCGCGGACAGGACATTGATCTTGAGGCAACGCTGGCCGAGACAGTACGCACGCTCTGGCAGCAGGGATTGTTACGCGAACTCTGGTATGATCCGTTTCAATTACACCAGGTCATGCTCAATTTACGGCGGGAAGGCATTCCGGTGTTTGAATTCAACCAGGGAATTGATCGCGTCAAATCAGACACCTTTCTGATGCGGACATATCGCGCCGGGCGCATCCAGAATTATCACACTCCCGACCTGCTCGCGCATTTACGCGCAGCCAGAATTCAGGAACAGGAAGCGGGGCGCGTTCGGCTGATCAAAGGCACGCTCTCAACTGAAAATCAGATTGATGCGGCAGTGGCGCAGTCAATGGCCGTCTGGAAAGCCAGTTTACGAGAACCGGAAGCAGAACTGATTGCCGCCAGCGATTATTACTCACAGGCAGAAGACGCCGAGGCGTGGCGCGCGCTGGCCGACGACCTGGCCTGAATCGTTTGACATTAAAGTTTGATCAGGCACATACTCAGACTCTCACGCAACTTAACGCTTCACTTCACTACGTAACCAGGAGATTTCGACCATGAACAAAATACTTGTCGTCGTTTTTCTGTTGCTGCTCAGCGGACTGGCCGCGACTTTGCGCCCGGCCATGCAGGCAGCGAGCAATGAAACGGCTCAGGCGCGACTCGCGCGGATCAATCAATCAACCGAGCAACAACTGACCATTCGCAACGAACCTGACTCACCGCTGCTGCTGCTGTCGGCTACAGTCAAGGAAGCGGCAGCCGGTGATTTTACCGCGCTCACCGGCGCTCTGACGCCTTTCTCGCTCGTGTCTTCCGTGCCGGAAGCGATGGTTCAGAACGTTTCAGGTAAAACGATTACTTCTTTCGCCATCGGAATTCGTAATGACCGGACGACTGAAATGCGTGTCCTGATCAAATCCGGCGTGCGCATTCCGCCCGGCGCACGCTTTCTGCTCGAACGGCGGGAATTTATTCCCTCGGAGAAAATTACCCGGCCCAACGGCGCCTCAATTACCGTTCAGCCGGGTCTGGAACGCGCCACAAGCTGGCTCAGACAAGGGCCGCGATCTGAATTGCATGCGTTTATCGGGCAGGTGAAATTTACTGATCGCACAAGCTGGCTGATCAGTCATTAAGCAGCGTGCTGCTCATCACCACTTCATCGTCATTGATCAATTTATCAAAGGGGATTTTCCAGTCATGAAAAGAATTCTGACAACCATTGTTTTTGCTTCTCTGCTCTTGCTTTCAGGCGCTTCTGCGCCAGCCTCTCGGCCCTTCGATTGTGGATGCACCTGCACCGGCCCGTGCAACAATTGTCAGGGTGAAACCTCAGGTTGTGGCAGCGGCGAGGGGATTCTATGTCTCGATACATGCTGTCGGGAATACAAACAGATCATGGGCTGCGGCGGCGAAGGGCAGTAAATATTCTGTCTGCTCAGGCAGTCTCCTTTCGCGTAATTTATGAAACCACTGCGTAGCTGGGGCGTCATGATCATACTCACTGGAAAGCTGGTCATGACGGAGACAAGCGAGAGCGCAGATGGGAGAAGGGATTGTCTGACCGGCTGACAGTCCCTTCGCTTGACCTGCTCGATTACACAAATGACTTCACGAATTGCTCAGTTTCGCTGCCCTTGTTGTGGCGCGTCAGAAGGTACAGGGTGCGTTAAAGGCTTGCGCTGTGATTGTGAGCAGTCAATCCGATGTCTTTTGTGCATGCATTGCATCGAACATCATGCTCATAATTGCACACCGCAATTGCGCGCTGAATTTGCTGAAATGCTGACCTGCTTTCGTCAGACGCATCACATTGAAGGCGGTTTTTTATCAGGTTTATTTTGATGAAAGACAAACTTCATCAGGCGACTCATTGCCTTTCAGGAGCCGCCCGGTCTCAGAAAGAAATAACCGCGCCCGAAAGCCTGACGCGGTTATTCTGACCGTTAATTGAAAGGAAAGGCTGAAGCACAAAGCGATTCGCGTTTTGTAATTCAGCGGATGGAATGAGCGAAAGAATTCAAAATTTCATTTTTTTCCTGGCCGGACAAGCTAACCGGCAGGTGAATTCTGAACCCCTGCGCTCGTTGCCGGGTTGAATTTGCGTGAGCAAGTCATCCCGTCTCTGCGATTGTATAATGATCGTTGAGGCAAAAACAAGCTTCGCAAAAACAACGAGGGAGCGTCATTGGACCTGGTGTTCACACGACGCTCCCTTAACAGTGTATGCGAATTATGCCGCAGCGAGAGTAACGCCACAGCAAGATTGTCACTGTAATATGGTTTGCAATGATGGTCCTACGGGGTGCGTTGTCAACCCCGAAACGACAAAGACAGATTCTGCCCGCGTCGGCAGTTTTCCGGGCAACGAGCAGGTACTCGATCCTGCTTTCCAGGGGCGGCGTCCCGGTCGAATCAAGCCACCAGCAAAATCAAAAATCTGTCGTCAGTAATCGTTTCGAGACTCTCTGAAAGAACACTGTCAAGCAGCCCAGCATAAGTCATACGTCAGTCCGACCCGACAAATCCGACAGGTGGTAAGACGGGACAGCCCCTGGTGTATTCACTCTCTGAGACTCTTTCTGCTCTCGTCTGATCCTGTTCTTCCTGCTTCCCTTTCCTCGCTGTTTCTGCTAAATACTCTCTCACTGCCCAAACTCAGATTCAGTGACTGAAACATCAGCACTGAATCGGGGCTGCGCATGCCACTGATCACGCCGCAACGCCAGCCGCTTCTCACGGGCCATACGTTGCAATTTACAACCACTGCTCCCAATCCGGTCACCTGGGCCGCCAGCTTCGGCTCAATCACTTCTGCCGGATTGTACACTGCGCCCATGACGCCCGGCCCGGCGCTTGTTTCCTGCACCTCAAACGGTGAAACGTTTTATGCTGCTGCGCTCGCCTGCGAAGAGTTTCGCTGGTGTGGCAGCTACGGGCAGCAGGGCCAGGCCGAAATCGCCGGAAAGATTTCTCTGGCGATGGATCGCAGTCGGCAGGTCAGACGACGCGGCAATCTGAAACGCTCATGGAAACTGCAAATGCGCCTGGAAGATCAGGAGTTCAATGAATTTCTGACGTTTTATGATGACATGCATTTGCATCTGCCCTTCTGGTTTGACGATCAGCAGACACAACTCAAAGGGTTTTTCTGGTTCGATGGCCCGGTTGAATATACGCTCAATCACGTTCTGACCTGGGATGTCACGACACCGATAGCTGAATTCTGATGAATCCACTTCGCTTTACAGTTACCGACACGACCAATCCGATTACCATCGGCTTGCCCATTTCCGAACTGGCCAACGTAATTGATGTCTCTGTTCTGCGCATTCGCACGGTGCTGGGGCTGGTTGTGCCTTCAACAATGATCGTGCAATCACGCTGGCGCGGGCTGGCGTCAGACACGTCAAAAGCGATCAAGAATGTCCTGGTCAGTTTTCAGCCGACTGCGACCGGCGAACATCACCTGATTGACACCAATGAATCACAGACGCTCCCCTCGGCCTTTACCGTCACCAACGGCGCTTCAGATATTCGCGTGCAGAACGGCGCGGCGCTGGACGTGCGCATTCCGAAGACCGGGCGCGATCTGATCAGTCAGTTTGTGCAGAACGGCGCAGAGCAACTGGCGGCAGGTTCAAAACCGCGTCTGACTACTCCGCTTGTGACCACGCCAAACAGCGTCAAAGTGGTCAAGCATCCAACGCTCTCGCCTGCCGACGGGCCGCAGGCGGCGGCAGCCGGGCAGCGCAAGATTCAACTGGCCAGTCAGATTTTCGCCGTGAACGATCAGGTCAGATTCGCCTGGTCATCAAAGTATCTGTCCCATACTACGACGGACATCAATCTGACCGGCGATCATTACGGCACATGGTATCGTGAAGAACCGAACGGGGGTAATCAGCCGGGCACAAACCCGCATCGCAATATCATTTTTGCGCGGGGGACAGGACGGGAATTTCTGCTGACCGGTGATGATCCTGACGCTTTTACCTATTTCTATCAGGATACGAATCAGATTCATAATGATAATCCGTACCAGTCAGCTCAACTGACCGCGCTCGGTAATCTGCTGGTCAACGATACAGTAGAAGACGCTCAACTGGCTGGAAATGACACTAACGGTCTCTTTACGATCAGCAGTATCAGCGGCAATGAAATTACGGTAGACCGTGATTTGCCGGTGGAAATTCTTGTTCATTGTAACGCTTCGATAGAAGGCGCTCCACCTCCAACGCCTACTCCAACAGACTCGTTGATTACCGGCGCAACGGTAGTCAGACAAAACGCCTATGAAGTTATTCTGAAGCAATCAGGCATTATCAGCGCCGATGGCTCGACTACGGCTATTCCTGATTTCTCTTTCGACATCTATTATTACTTCTATGCCAACAAGAATTACGTTCGAGCGCGTTTGCGGTTGAAGAATCTGACGACTGATTTCAATCATCAGGTGCAGGACATTTTCTTTGAAGAGTTGAAAATGTCCTTCCCGACTGCCTTCAGCACAACGGCCAGCGACGTTTCCATTACCACGCTCAGCGCCGCGACCACGCGCATTGTCAACGACGGCATGTATGCGATCACGCGGGAAATCGCTTCGGCCAACAACTTCAAAGTCGGGATCGCAGAATTTGCCGAGATGTTTCCGCAGCGGCTCCAGGCTTCGGGCAATCTGATCAACTGGTATATTTTCCCGGCGCTCGGCGGCGGCAATACTACCCGTTTCTGGCATGGCTTTACTCAGCATTGGGATTTCTATCTGGGCGGAGTATCAGCAGCGCAATTCAACCTGACTTCAGTGATGCCGGTGACGCCGCACAGCGCAGACTGGTGTGCGACAAAGGTATTCAGTAATGCGCTCGCGCCCATGCAAACCTGGCAGGCGTCACAATTCGGGGGAAGCGCCGAACTGGCCGAGGCTGCCAACCGGGCTGAACGTTATTTCGGCTGCGCTTACCGGCTCAGTGATTGTGACAGCCAGGAAGCGCTCGGCTCGACTCCGCGCGGAACGATCTTTGAGCATCGGCTGGGTTCGCAATTGTTTCCGGGTTCGACTCATAACATGGGTCAGATGTTCGGCTGGGATCAGTATCGGAATTTGCGCAGTGATCAGGATGGCCTGACCTACAATCGTTATGACATAGACGGCGCCCTTCTGCGGGAATGGGTCAGGGGCGGCGATCCGAATGCTTATTTTCTTGGCGCCTCTCATGCGCGCTTTATGACCGACAGCGGAACAGTTCAGTCAGCGGAAACGCAGAACGGCATCCCGGAAATGGATTTTCGCGGAACTTCGCGTTATGAACGTTCTACTGATCCGGTCACGGGTCTTCAGAATCCGCGCCCTTCACATTCCTGGAGCCGGGGGAAATATTATTACTGGCTGATTACGGGCGATCCAATCGCCCGCGAAACATTGGATAAAGTCGCCAATCGCGCTCGCACTTATAATTTTGTCGGAACGAATGTTGGTGATTCGGTTCATAACGGCTGGCTGCTGAGCGGCGCCGGAACAGCCGGAGAAGCTCGGCATGCGGGCTGGGCGGCGCTCGAATTGATGAACGCCTACAACTATGATGGGGTGCAGAATGATCTGACTCTGGTAAAGCAGTATCTTGATCACTTGCGTTTGAACGAAGAAGCGCAGGGATCGAAGGGCTGGTTCTTCGCGGCAGGTCAGGCGAATAACGGCCCTTCATTGATTCTCGGCGCTTATATCTGGATGGGCTACCCGGCAGTCGCGTTATTTGAATACTGTCGGGAGAAACGCATTCAGGGCGCGCCCGACACAGCCCTGGAAGCGTTTATTGTGCGCATTGCCGACTGGCTGATTAAAGGCGATGCGACTGCCGGATCGCCTCAGGCCAATCGTCCTTTAGTCGGCGCTACTGGTGGCGGGGCCAGCTATCAACCCTATGCCGTCAGAGATTTCGATCAGACGGCAACTTACAGTTATGCTTCTGCCTATGTGGTTACAGTAGACATTTGTATTGTCGCCATAATTGCCGCTGCGCGCTTTACCGGGCGCACTGATTTACGGACGATTGCTGATCAGATGTTCCGGGATGTCTGTTTCTGGCGAGAAGCAGCGCAGGGCGCGAGCGTTGATTTTTCCACTCGCACGCCGATCAATTTTATGAACGGCACATACCGTTCAAGCACAGCGAAAGTAGCCGGACAAACTGATCAGGCGCTGATCGAATATCTCTCAGACGTTTCCACGACGCTCCCAACAATCTCAACTCTTTCACCGGCCAACGTCACTGCCGGGGCGCCGCAGACTTCAATCGCAGTCTTTGGCGAGAATTTTCAGAACGGGGCTATCGTGCGCGTCAACGGTTCAAACAGGACAACAATTTTTGTTGGCGCAACGCAGGTCACTGGCGTCCTTCCGGCGGCGGATTTTACGACTGCCGGAACATTGCAGATTACGGTTATCAACCCGGATAACAACGTCAGCAACAGCGCCTCGCTCGTTGTCAATAATCCGGTTCCGTCACTCAGTACGATTGCGCCAACTACGGCAGTCGCTGGTGACCCGCAATTCACCCTGACGGTCAATGGGGGGAATTTCAATGCACAATCTGTCGTCCGCTGGAACGGCTCGAATCGGGCAACCACATTTATCGGCCCCAGCCAGTTGACTGCAACAATCACGGCTGGCGACATTGCTTCAGCCGGGACTGCGACGGTCACGGTCTTCAATCCGACCCCTGGCGGCGGCACGTCCAGCGGCGCCACTTTTACGATTACGACTGGCGGCACTCCTGCGCCTTCGCTCAGTACCTTATCCCCGTCCTCAGCGACTGCCGGGGGGGCGCAGTTTACGCTGACCGTCAATGGCGCAAACTTTGTCAATGGGGCGATTGTGCGCTGGAATGGCTCGAATCGCTCAACGACTTTTGTTTCTTCAACTCAACTGAACGCCACGATCCCGGCGACTGATATTACGGCAGCCGGAACGGCGACGATCACAGTTATCAATCCTGACTCTCAGACCAGTAACAGTCTGACTTTTACGATCAACGCCCCGGCTCCGGCGATCAGTTCGATTTCGCCGTCTTCCACGACTGCCGGGGGAGCGCAATTCACCCTGACGGTCAACGGCGCAAACTTCGTCAACGGGGCTGTGGTTCGCTGGAACGGCTCAAACCGAACCACGACTTTCGGCTCTTCGACTCAATTGACCGCGACGATTACCGCTGGTGATATAGCTGCTGCCGGAACGGCTCAGGTGTCAGTCCGTAACCCGGACAATCAGACCAGCGGCAATCAGACATTTACCATCAACAGCGCCAGTGCGCCTTCGCTCAGCACCTTGTCACCCTCTTCGACTACTGCGGGAGGAGCGCAATTCACGCTGACCGTCAACGGCGCGAATTTTGTCAGCGGCGCAGTCGTCAGATGGAATGGCTCGAACCGAACAACGACGTTCGGATCAGCTACACAATTGACAGCGACCATTCCGGCAACCGATATAACATCAGCCGGAAGCGCGACGATTACAGTTCAGAATCCTGATACGCAGATTTCTAATGGTCTGACTTTTACGATCAATGCGGCCAGCAATCCTGTGCCTGTTCTGAACAGTATTTCACCAACCACAACAGCAGCAGGCGGGCCACAGTTTACGCTGACTCTGACCGGCTCAAATTTTGTCGCGAGTAGTCAGGCGCGCTGGAACAATCAACCCTTATCTACAACTTTCGTTTCTCCTACTCAACTGACTGCCATCGTTCCGGCCAGTTATATTCAGATTTCCGGCTCAGCTTCTGTGACCGTGTTCAATCCGACGCCGGGCGGTGGAACGTCAGCCAGTCGCACTTTTAACATTACCGCAGGTCAATCTATGCCACCACCATTTATCAGTACGCTTTCTCCGTCTTCGGTCATCATTAACAGTGGCGCATTTACGCTGATCGTGAATGGTGGAGATATTCAACCCGGAGTAGCCGGGAAGATTCAGAACGTTCAGCGCCCGACCAGCTATGTTTCGGCGACGCGAGCGGACATCAGCGTCCAGAATAGTGACATTCAGACGCTTGGCCCGCATGATATTGTTCTGGTCAACCCTGATGGTCAGTCATCGAATGTCGCGCAACTGACTGTCGCCAATCCGACCGGCCCGACGATCTATAGCTTGTCGCCTTCTTCTGCGCCTGAAGGCACTCAGGGCAATCTGGCCCTGACTCTGACCGGAATAAATTTTGCCAGCGGCGCAGTGGTCAAGGTAGATGGCTCGGCGCGAACGACCAGTTACGTCAACGGCACGCAGTTGATTGCCCAACTGACCACCGGAGACATGTCAGTGCCGGGTGTCAAAAACATTACGGTTACGAACCCGAATAATGATGTCAGTCCAGCGCTTGGATTTACTGTGATTGCAGTCAATCGCTTTGCGCCGAACGCTTCGATCAAACCGACTCGCCAGGACTATCGCATGCAGACCGGTGACGCTTTCCGCGTGCGGCGTGTCTTTCGCCGGGGCGCTGAAATTCTTGATCTGACCGGGTGCAAGGCAGAATTTGAAATCCGGCGCTCACGCTATGAGTCAACGCAGATCATTCCGTTGTTATTGCTGACTTCGGACGCCGGAGATATTGTGATTGAACAAACTGCCGGAGCCTTTATCGTGCAGGCGACTGAACTGGTGGTCAATCAGCAACTCTGGCGACAGGGTTGGTTTCGCTGGCGCGTCGTGACTGCCGCCAATGAGCGCGTGACGCTTATTCACGGCCTGATTGAGCGTGATTGAGAACTGGCTGGAAATTATTACGGGAGCGTCTTTATGACTGACATCTGTGAAGTGCAACTGGTTTTTGACGACGACGATCTGGAACTTCAATTCGATGATGGCGTCGCACAGCTTGAGGAAGAAGATGCGATTGTCGTGCCGCCTGAGTGCGAGTAACCTGAGTGAGTAAAACAACGAATGTCCCGACATCTGACGATCAAACGGCTCCCCCGCTCTGTGCCGTTCACGACATGGAGCTTGATACGTATGATTTCAGATAACGTTACTGAAATAATCAAATATTTCCTGACTATCGTGGGCAGTCTGCTGACCGGCTGGCTTGTTTCTTCTCTGCGCAAAGTTTCGCCGCGTCAGTTGGATGAAAAACTCGTACCCCTGCATAAGGATTTACAAGCGATCAATCAGCGTCTTCAGATTCTGGAGCAGCACTCCGACGAACGTTTCGATCAGATGCGCCAGCAGTACGTCACTCAGCGTGAACAAACCGGAGTGCTTCAGGGTATTGGCCAGCGAATCACGGACATCAATGACCAGTTGAGCGAACTGCGCAGTCTGATCAATCACTCAAAGTATCCGTAATCAAAAAATGCTTAATTGCAATTTTCTGATTCTGATAGACAGATCATTGATGATCGCTTATAGTGCCGGGCAGTCAGGCAATACCACGTCAGGTTGAGAGGAGTCTTCCGGCGTGGGCCGTCCGAAGGCAGGCAGTCGAGCAGGGCTTACGGCGACTGAGGCAATGTGTAAGCCTGTTGGTCAGCAATCCCGGATTGCCTGCCTTCTCTTCCCCGCAGTAACAACCCGACAATGAAACGCAACCGCAAATATCGCGCGGCTGGATCAGCCGTTTCGGCTGCTGTTCTCGTTCCCTCACGTAACGATGATTTCGCTCAGGATTATATTGTGGGAACAGCAGGCGGAGTCGTGCGCGGAGTGCAAGCGCTCGGCGTTGAAGTAACTGATTACGATACTCGCCAGCGATTTGCGACGTATGAGCGCATGGCGGATGACGCAGATATTGCCACGCCATTGATGATTCTCAAAAACGCCGTGTTGAATCAGGAAATCAGGGTGCTGGCGGCGATGGATGATCCTGCCGCGCCGGATTATCAGCGCGCGACCGAACTGGCGGCGTTTGCTGACTGGATGATCAGTAATCTGCCTGTTCCGTTCAGACGCACATTGCATCAGATGCTCGACTCTCGCATTTACGGCTATAAGATCGCGGAAATTACCTGGGCGCCGATTACGCAGGGCGATTTTAAGGGCTATACGACGGTCGGTTCGATCAAAGTCAAGCCAGTGCGCAACGTGGCTTTTGCGGTGGATGAATATCTGAATATTCGCGGCTTTGCCTGGGTCGGGCGTGATTCACGTCTGGGCGTAGCTTCACAAATCGTTGCTGATGAGACCACAATTTTACCCCGCGAAAAATGCGCTGTGCTGAATCATTGTCTGGTGGATGAAGACCCGCGCGGGCGTTCGACTTTGCGCCCGCTGGTCGGTGACTGGACTATGCGGCGGCAGTTGAAGCCTGAATATCTGCGGCATCTGCAAATCTTCGGAGGGGGCTTCATCATCGGCGAATGTGCGCCGAATGCCCCGGATGAGCCGAGCTTCGATGAAACCGGCGCCCCGGTCATCCGTGACGGCAAACCAGTGCGTATTTCGCCTGTGGCTTACATGAATCAGGCTCTGCGCCGGTTGCGCCAGGGTGGAACGGTGGCCGTGCGCAACGGCGCAAAGATTTCAATCGTGCAATCGGCGAACGACGGTGAGTCGTTTATCAAAGCCTTCAACTGGCTGACTCAGCGCAGTGTGCGTGTGCTGCTCGGTCAGACGCTGGCTGTTCTGGAAGGCGAACATAATGCCCGTGCGGCGGCTGATACGGCTTTGCGAGTGCTATGGATGCTCATTCATTCGATCAAAAGTGATGTTGAAGAAATGATCCGAACTGACATTCTGAAACCGCTTCTGACTGAAAACTTCGGCGAGTCTTCATGGCACATCATGCCACGCATTTCGCTCGGCGCCGTTGAAGCAAAAGACGTGGCTGCGCTGGCGAGCGCAGTTGCTGCGCTGGGCCATATCAACTGGTGGGAAGAAGATCAGAAAGACCCGTTGAATGCGCTGATGAATTTCCCGGTCTCTCGCGCCCGCCAGCAGAACGAGAAAAAGCCGGAACGACAGGATCAGAAAAATGAGCGAAAAGAAAAAGGCAAAGGGTAAAGCGTTACGACGCAGCCAGCGAGACTTGCAACGATTGTCGCAAATTACCCGTCCGCGAATTGATGAAGCGCGCGATCTTGCCCGCGCTGCCGGAGCGCAGGACTTCATGGAAGCTGATCCGGTCAGCAAAGGGGAAGCAGACGACGAAGAAAGCTGAGGAATGCCGATCAAATGGGACACCGCCGCCAGACGCTTTCGCAACGCAGACGGCTCCTTTGTTGCCGCAGCGAAGGTGCGCGGCGCAACAGAGCGCATTGGCTCACAGGCCTGGCGCGAAATGGAACAACTGACCCGACGACTGGAAGCCGGAACTCTGCGCCTGGAGACCTGGCAGTTCCGCATGGAGAAACTGATTCGGAGCGGGCATATTGCGACGGGTTCGATAGCGCACGGTGGCTGGAAATCAGTTTCCCGCGCTGACCGGCGCGCAATGGAACAACGGATTGAAGGCGAATTGAAGGCTCTTGATAATTTTGCCCGTGAACTGGAAGCCGGACTGGAAATAGACGGGCGCGTTTACAATCGCCTGCGCATGTATACACGAGCCATGTCAGCTACCTGGGAGCGCGAGCGCCGACGTGATTTTGCAGCGCATCGCAAGGTAAAAGAAGAACGTCGCTTGTTGCATGCTGCACATAATTGCGCTGACTGTCTTGAATATGCGGCAAAAAGCTGGCAGGCGCCCGGCACGCTGCCTGAAATAAGCGAGGATTGCGCCTGTCTTTCAAACTGTCGTTGTACCTTCGAGTATCGTTATGAACGAACACGAAAAACTGATTGAGCGCATCAATCTGACTGATCTCTTTTGCAATACCCCCTGGCTGATTACTGAAGCCGGGTTACGTGAATTGATCAGTATGGCCGGTAAATTGTCAGTAAGTAGTGAACCAACGCCCGAACAGCAGCACGAGCTTGAAATCGCCGCCGCAACCAGCCCTGATGAACTTGCCAGAACGCTGCCAAAAACCGAGGACGGAATTGCGATCATCAATATTAAAGCGCCGCTGGTGGCTCTTCCGTCCTTCTGGCAGATGCTGAGCGGATGTCTGCTGACCGGCGCTGTCCGCAATCGCATTTCTGCTGCTGCTGACGCGCCTGATATTTCGGCAATCATTCTTGACATCAACAGCCCTGGCGGGCAGGCGATGGGCATTGCGGAAACCGGAGCGGAAATCGCTCGCGCTGCGAAAAAGAAACCAGTCATCGCTTATAACAGTGGGCGCATGGCTTCTGCCGCTTACTGGCTTGGGTCCCAGGCGTCAACGATTGTCAGTGATCCAACCAGCGAACAGGGATCAATCGGGGTAGTTGTGGAGTGGGCCGATGCGCGTGGTTACTGGGAACAAATGGGCGTGAAATTTTATTCCTTCGTTTCAGGCCGCGCGCCGAAGAAGCGGATTGATGTCCGCTCGGAGTCGAATTTCGCCCGGCTGGAAATCACGGCTCTGCTCGACAAACTGGAAGAGCAGTTTTATCAGGCCGTCGCCACTGGCCGAAAGGTAACGACTGAGCAGATTGCACAACAGTTCGGCCAGGGCGGCATGCTGATTACTGCTGACGCGCTGAAAGCGAAAATGATTGACCGCCAGGGCTTCTTTGCGGACGCCTTAGCCGAAGCGCGCAAACAGCGCAAACGTTATGGTGTCTCCGGGCTGCGGGCAGACGTTGAGTCATTCGATAAAGTTGACAAAATCATTGAAATCAAAAGCGCAGAAATCACCAGCACGCCGGTCATTTCAATCTCGTATCATTCACAACCGAATGCTCAGACGGCAGCGTCACAATCCGGCATTGAATCTCTCGAATTTGTGGAGGAAAACAACATGACACTCTGGGAAAAACTGCAAAAGGCCCTGGGTTTATCAGACGACAAAGAGACCCGCGCCCGGCTGGAAGAAATTCTGGCGGCAGAAGCGCCAAAAGAACAAGCTTCGGAAAATCAGCCAGCTGTCCTGGCTGACCCGGATCAAAGTCCGGTCACAGTTCAGGAAGTCGAAGCCAACACCCTGGCGCAGATGGAAGCGAAGCTGATTGAAGTGTCCCGGCAGCATCGCGCCATGACGATTGATGTGGCTTACGCTGACTTGCACCGGGCAGCCTGTCTGGCTCCGGCGCAAAGAGAAGAATTTACCCGGCTGGCGACGCTGTTACTTGAAAGCGATGAACAACAGCCGCTGGCTGAAGGCTCGCGGTTTGACAGTCTGATGGCGATGCTCAAAACAGCGCCACGTCATCAAATGTTTGAAGAAAAAATCAATGGTCTTCAAACGCTCAACTCTGATCCGGCAGATGATCAGCCCGTCGAATCGGAAAAGAATGTCGGGAAACATCCGCATGCCGATGTTCTGGAAAAAACGCCGCTGGGGCGTCGCGCTCTGAAACTGGTTGAGGAAGAGCAGGCCGGACATCCGGCCTGAGCAGTCAGTCTGAATCTTTAACTGGCGCGTTTGCGCCCTTCAATGGAGGATCAGCAATATGCCTGCAAGTCACTTGCACAGTTTTGCGCCGGACTTTCTCAAGCCGGTAATCAACAACGAGCGAAACTTCACCGCTGCCTTTCGCTTTTCCGCTTCGCAGAACATCCCGAAAGGGACGGTGCTGGGGCGCGTCACGGCAGACGGTAAATTGAAAATCCGCAACGGCGGGGCCAGCGACGGCTCTCAGGTAGCCGTTGCCATCGCCAAGTACGACATGCAGGTTGACGCCAACGGCGCGATTACGCTGTCTGCCACTGGTGGTCAGTCAGGCGGCTGGGATGGCGAAAAAGTCCCTGATTGTGAAGTCTGGCTGGGCGGCGTTTTCGACACCGCGCAGATTGTCAGCTTCGACGGCACGATTGCTGATGAACTGAATGGCCGAACTGTCGGCACATGGTTCATTTTCTAAAGCTTCAGACGTTTCACTTTCTGAATTCATCGGCCTGCTGATTTTGCTCATCAGGCGCTGAACTACAAGGAGAACTACAATGGCAGTCTTCGACTTCAAAACCAACGAGCAATGGCAGGAAATCATGCGCCTCAAAACGCAACCGATGACGACGGGCGCATCGGCTGATCCGATTTTCGGATATTTCCCTGTCGTGCAGAAAGAAACAGATCGCCTGCGCTGGGAGCAGAAGGATCTGTATGCCGGATTGCAACAGGCGCGCGGGCTGGGCACGCCGTTTCGTTCAGTCGCGCAACGTGGCAGTCGCATCTACGAGATGATGCCTGGCTACTATGGCGACCGCAAGGAACTGGACGAACGCCAGATGACGCAACGCGCTGCGCTGGCCGGAAGTGGCCCGATCAATATCAATGACCTGATCTCTGAAGCGCAGGATGAATTGCTTGTCCGGGAAGTCGCGCTGAAACGGCATATCCTGTGGACGCTCGTGGTCACTGGCACGTTTTCAATCGCGGATGGCAACCGGGTGATCTACACCGACACTTACCCGGTCAGGCAGTTTGCCGGATCAGACTGGTCAAACCTGGCAACTGCAACACCGCTGGCTGATCTGCGGCAAAATGCCCTGCGCGGACGTGGCTTCGGAGCTACCTTCGGGCAAGGTTCGACTGCGGTAATGAACCAGCAGACAGCCAACTATCTCTTTGGCAATGCCAATGCGGCTGATCTCGGCGGGCGGCGCGTCGGCAGCGGCAGCACAGCGAACGGGTTGCTGGGCGTGACCAGCGTGCTGAGCGATGAACTGCTCCCGAATATCCAGATCATGGATGACACCTGGACGGATGACGCGGGCGCGGAAAATCTGTTTCTTCCTGACGATAAAGTCGTCGTCTTCGGTCGGCGGGGTGATGGGCAGCCGCTCGGTTCCTACACTGAAACGATCAACGCAAACAACTACATCACTGGCGGATCCGTGCGCGCGGGCGCTTTCAGTTACGTCAAAACGGATGAAGAACCGCCGGTCAAAGTCGAAGTCTTCCAGGGACACAACGGCGGGGTTGAACTGTGGTATCCGGGTTCGATCATCGTGCTGAGCGTCTGATCTGATCATAACCACCAATCAGCATGGATGATCAGAGTCCGTGCTTTTATTGATCCGAGGAAATCATGGCCAGAAAATATGTAGTTTTGTTTGAAGCTGTGCGGTGCGGCGATGCCGGTGATGCAACAAAAGGTAGTGTCATTACTCTTGACGACGCGTCACCGGATGTTAACCGGTACTTGCAATTGAACGCGATTCGCCCGGCCACGCCCGATGAAGAAGATAAGGAAAAAGTGCAAATCCAGACTTCTATTGAAGCTGCTCAGGCCGTCGCTAATGCGGCAGCCAGCAACGCGGCGGCGCTGGCTGCCGAAAACGCCGAATTGAAAAAGAAACTGGCGGAAGCAGAAGCAGCGAAAGCAGCAACGAAACCGCCCGAAACGAAGAAGTAAATGCCCGATGCCCGTGATTACGCCACAGGAATTTCAGCAGCGTCACCCGGTTGATGATGTTGATGACGACCTGCTGACAGACATTCTGCTGTACAGCGAGCAACGTGTGCGGCGCATTGTCAGCGGAGCAGTCTATGATGCAACGGCGACTGATCCGGCTGCGGCAACAGCGCGATTGCTGGCGCTCAGCGAAGAATTATTCGGCTGGGCGTATCTGCTCGAAAATCGGAATGTCGTGCTGCTTAAAACCGGCGCAGCTATTCGATTGAGACTGCCTGATGGAGTAGAAGTACAGAATGCCACGCCGGAGCAGATCAATGTTGCTGTAGCGGCGCTCGAACTGCGCGCGACAAAGACTCTTGACTCATTGATCATCGCCGAAACTGAAGCCGCAACGCCTTCGATTGATGTCCGGGCAATTGATCCATTCGATGATTTGACAACGGATGACCGGCAGATTGAAGTTTTCGGCAGGGATATTTCATGAACTTTCATGAAGCATTATACAGTCAGACGCTGGCCCTGGCGCATCAGCTTCGGAGTGATCCGCTGGCCGAAACTGATCCGGCAACTGTGACGTTTCTCAGTTACGGCAGCGGAGTTGAAGTTGGCGAGTGGACGGCATTTGCCCAACTGGCTGAACGCTGGGCTTTGCGTGAACGCAAGGAACAAATAACCGGCGCTCAGGAAACTCTGCTGATCTGTGATCTGAAATATTTGAAAGCGGGAACCCGTGCAGCAGTCTTAGCGAATACCGCAGGCGTAGTGATCAGCAATCTGATTTATAAAGCAGCATTGCGGCATTCGATCCAGCACCCTTATGCGACAGTCTTTCATCTGGAAAGTACTGGTGAAAGCTGGGATCCGACCGGGCTTCAACATGAAGACCCGCTGATTCCACTATGGCAGCCCTCTGGCGCGCCGCCGAGCGCAGGCGGCAGCGGACAATTTGAAATCGGAGAATTTCCGGCTGGCGCAATCAATGGAAGCAATGCGACGTTTATATCAATTTATGATTTTATCCCGGAATCTGTCGAAGTACAGATCAATGGAATCGTGCAGAGACCGGGAATTGATTTTACAACCAGCGGCACACGAACAATCACTCTGACCAGTTCACCTGAAACTGGTGAAACAGTTCAGATTGATTACGAGAGGTCATAATGGCTACCACGCAAATCGTCAACCGGCAAATCGCAGACGGCGCAATCAACAATGCCAAAGTTGCGGCAGGCGCAGCAATTGATTCGAGCAAACTGGCAGACGGCGCAAATTTCATCAAAAAAGATGGCTCGGTTGCCTTTACCGGCAATCAGTCACTTGGCGGCAATCTGCTAACCAACGTCGGTACTCCGAGTGGCAACAACGACGCGGCCAATAAGGCTTACGTTGATACGGCAGTCGGTAATCTTTCAGCGATTTATAAATACCGAAACGTTCGCGCTGCAACGACCGCGAACATTACTCTGAGCAACCCGGGGACGGATGTATTTGATGGCGTAACGCTTGCAAATGGCGACCGACTTCTGGTGAGAGCGCAATCATCGCAGCAGGAAAACGGTATTTACGTATTCAACGGCAGCGGTTCTGCGCTGACCAGAGCGACTGATTCTGATTCGTGGTCTGAATTTCCTGGTTCACTCGTCAGTGTCAATGAAGGTACGTTGTACGCTGACGCCAGGTTCTTCTGTCCGGTCAATGACGGCGGAACACTCAATACGACGGCCATTACGTACACGCAGGATACGTCGTCCGGCCTGACCGCCGCCAATTTCGTTGATAAAGAGATTCCTTCCGGTTCAATTAACGGAAGCAATACCGCTTTTACTTTGGCGAATGCACCCGTTGCAGGAAGCGAGCATGTTTATCTCAATGGAGTCCTTCAGGAATCCGGCAGCGGCAATGACTATACGATCAGCGGCTCCAGTATTACGATGCTGACCGCTCCGACAAGCGGAGAAAAACTGAGAGTTTCGTATCGCAAATAATTGAATGGCTCAAACTACAATCGCGGAGCGCAATCTTCCGCATGCGTACACATCGAATATTGCGCTCCCGGTAGCCAACCCGAACGATAACAGCGAGAACGCGGCGACGACGCGCTTCGTCCGCGATTGGATTGGATCAGTTCATCCCGGCTGGGACAGGGCGAACTGGTTTACGTTCTTTGAAGAGTTTCTTAATTCAACGAATAGCGGCGGAAATTTTACCACCGGCGTTTCGGGAACCGGAGCAGTGCTCAGCGCAATCGCCGCTGAACCGAACCATCCGGGGATAGTCAGCGTTAGTACCGGCACGACAGCAACCGGACGCGCCGGATTCGGCTCAAATGCCCTTTGTCTCCGCCTCGGCGGCGGATCGTTGATTTATGAGGCTCTGATTAACATTCCAACGCTGTCAACATCCGCCGAACGCTATATCATTCGAGTAGGGTTGATGGACACCTTTACAGCCGACGCTGTAGACGGCGTTTATTTTGAGTATGATGAGGCAACTTCAGCAAACTGGAAAATATGCGCGGCGAATAACTCCACTCGAACAAAAACGATTACCAGCGTCGCCGTCACTTCCGGTTGGACGAAGCTTTACCTTGAACTCAACGCTGCTGGAACGAACGCGACATATTACGCTAATGGAACCTCGCTCGGTTCAGTAACGACGAACATTCCGACTGCCAGCGGGCGCGAGACAAGCATCGGCGCCTGGATTATCAAATCAGCCGGAACGACCGCGCGGACATTCTGGGTTGATTACATTCTGCTGCGACAGGCGTTCACCACGGCGCGCTAATGCTTGATCTGACTGAAATTCAGGGCGAAGAGAGATTCCGCAACGCAACCACCGGACTTGGCGCCGCGCTGCGCGATCTAACGCCCGTGTGGCCCGAAGTCGCCGCAGCACCGGTGGATCAGGGAACAGCGGCAGCAGGAAGCGGGACAAGTCCGAGTTCGGGCGCGGCTCCCACAACCAGTCAGGCGAATGAAATTCTGATCGGCGCAATTGGGACAGAAGGGCCGAATGGAGACAATGCCGGAACATGGAGTAATTCATTTACCAATGGTCAGCGACTTGGAACGGCAGGCGGCGGAGCAGCCAATAATTCAACGATCAGCGAAGGGTATCGGATTGTCAGCGCAACTGGGGCTTATACTGCTGCCAAGACCGGGATTACCAGCCGTGCCTGGGGCGCGGTAATTGCAACGTTCAAGGAAGCGGGCGGCTCGCCGCCCGCTAATCAGAGCATGTTGCTGATGTTTTAGAAAATGAGTTTGAATTTCCAGGTCAAACTGAATCCAAAATGGAAGCAGCCGGACGCTGCCATCAGGACTGAATTTCGTCGGGCCGGGCAGGAAGCCGCCAGCGCCCTGACTCGCGCCTATAAGAGTGAAATTCGCGCAGTTGGCGCTGTCGCTTCAGCGGCTTTGATAGATAGTGTTTCCACAAAATATCAGCAACGTGGTTCGATTCAGCAATTTTCCATGACTGCGGCAGATCACTGGATCAATGTGGAAAAAGGCCGGCGTCCGAACAAGCCAATGCCCCCGGTTTCGATCATTGCGTCATGGATGCGATTAAAAGGAATTACCGGCAGCGCCTGGGCAATCGCAAAATCAATTGCGAAGAAAGGAATCAAAGGCCGTTTCCCATTGCGACATGCGCTCAGGAAGGCGCGCCCGGCAATGCGTGCGGCCTTTGATCGCGCGGCAACTCGACTGGCAGGTCATTTCAGACGATGAGCATGGGTGAATATGAATGGTCACAGAGCAGGAAGTCCGGGATAAGTTGCGTGAACTGATTCAGCAGGCCGCGCCTCAGGCTGCCGTCTGGAGTGACTGGCCGCTGGAAATGGATGAGCAATTCAATGCCAATTGTCTCAAATCGCGGGCTGATAACAATGAAATTCATGCCTGGATCATGCAACGGCGTGGACGAACAGAAGCCCCGGCAGGAACGAGCAAGGAAATCGTAACCTGGACTTTTGAAATCTGGCTCTTTTATGGCGCCCGCTCGAAAGCGCAGGAACCTTCAACGATGACAATTTTTCAACGTGAAATTGATGAAGTGGCTGCCTGGCTGGCAGCCCGGCGAACGCTTGAACTTGACAATGCCGGGATGGCAGTCAAAGGACATCGTGGATTGACGATGTATGAAAGCGATAAATTTCCGCTTTCAGGCCGCATTGTCCATATCGCCAAATGCCAGCTTGACCTTGAACTTTATCAGAACATTTGCTGAGTTTTTCATTGGATCCGATCATTGCCGGGCATCAACGGCCCGATTGACGCGCGGCGCAACCAGAGGGAGATATTGTCATGGCTGAATTCGATATTAAGGTACTCGAACTTGGAATCTCAAAACTCCGCGAGACAACGTACAACACGTCGCCAACTGATGGCGCTGATTATATTCGCGTCAAAACGACCAGCACTGAATGGCCGACGCCTTACCCGGAAAAAGTCTCAGACGCCGGAAAAATCGGCGCGGGCTACGGCTACCCGACGCAATATCGCAATGATTACTGGAAGCAGCCGCAGATTCAGGTAATCGAAGACATGAACACTGATTTCTTCGCTTATCTGCTCGCGCGGGCATTGGGTGGGAGTGTGATCGCAACGCAGGTAGTCGCCGGGCCACCAGTCGTCAATGACTGGGAAATTCTGATGCAGAACATTGCGGGGGGCGGCGCGCAAATGCCTTCTTCCGGCTTCTTTACGAAAATCGGTGGCTATGACACGCTCTTCTCCGGCATGTGCGTTACCGGCATGACCGTCGCTCAACAAAAGGGTGGAACGCCGCAGGGGACATTTCAGCTTGACGGCAGCGGCAAGTATACGAAGATTTCGACTATCACTCCGGTCTTTACAGTTCCGGCGCCGCTGACCAAGTACAACTACATGATCAGCCCCGCAACCAGGTTGACCTACTTCAACGGTGTGAGTACGGTTGACCTGTGCGGGCGCATTCTGAACTGGCAACTCCAACTCAACAAAAACGCCAAAGTCACTGACCGACGCCCCTGCGACCCGCCGATTGATGGCGCGGATTACACGAAGGGCGCCTATCAGAATCGCATGCTGACCGGCGTGCCATCCGCACAATTGACAGTTGATCTGTCGGTTGATGCGGATCAGGCAGAACTGGTTCTGGCGCAGGACAATCAGGACGTGACGAATTTCAAGATCGCCATGCAGGGCGAAAAGCTTGCCGCCGGGCCGGAACGCGCCGAAATTGATCTGATCATGCCGATTGGCGTGATTACGGCTATTCCCGGCACGTCAGTTGACGACATTGCGGCCATTCGATTGACTGTAGACGCCAAGCTCGATCCGGTCACGAACGGTCTGATCAAGGCCAGAGTACGCAATCTGCTCACGGCGCTGGAATAGTTTCCAGCATCGTCTGAATCCAGGAGACTGCTCAATGGAAAAACCGAATGACCTCTATGTCCGGCCATTCGCTGAATTATCAGCGGATGATCTGAATATCATCAGTCATTATGCCTTGCTCTCAGGCGATCCTGAGGCGCTTATTCCTTCCGGTGGCCGACTCGTTTCTCTGCGCGACTATCGCATTGCGCGCGGGCTTGAATCGGCGCCTGAGCCTGCTGTAAAACCGGACTCAGGCAGTGAGCCGGAGTCAGTTACTGCCCCTGACCTCGTTGAAGAATCTGAATCAGCAATTTCCAGTCAACCTGCAACTCAACCGATGGAGTCAAAATTATGGAAACCAACGCCCGGCACCAGACCTGGGAAGTGAAAGTAAACTCTCTGACGATGCCCGTGCAGGCAACGCTCGCCGATGCGCTGCCGGGCGGAGCGCCGATTGTCACAGTCCACAAATTCCGCAAACCGACTCGTGAAGAATTCTACATTCGGGAGCAGAAAATTCACGCCTCACAAACTCAGCTTTCCCGCACGGTCATCAAGCGTGATCCGATCAATCTTGAGGCTGCCAATGCCTGGCTCTACGATCAGATTGCCGAAGGCTATGCCGAATATCGCCCGGCCACTCGCGCTGAAAAATTTACCGGGCAATTCAGTCATCTGACTGAAGAGCAACTGGCTGAACTGCCTGCCGGAATAAAAAGCAGCGCGATTGAAAATATCTGGAAATCACGCGCCATTGTCGAAGGCACAACCGGGGATGATGACGGCTTTGTCATGCTCTCATCCCGGCGACAATGGATTGTCCGGCTGGAAATCCAGGAAGACGAAGTCCAACAGCCGCGCTATCTGGTCCGGTTGTATTTCAAGCCCCCGACTCAGCGTCAGCTTGAAATTTATCGGACTGCCAGCTTCGATGAAATCGTCTCGCTTCAGGGCAAGCGCGCAAAGACAACCATCACGGCGCAACTCAAGCCAGCGGTTGATCTCTTCTGTGAATTACTGATCAAAGCCGAAGGGTTTACTTATGAAGGCCGGGCATGGTCAGAAGAAGACCGCGAAAACTTCCTGACTGAGATCGAACCGCCATTGATGCGTGAAGCGGTGCAGGCGCTGATCAATGTTTTCGAGGGCACAATCTCGGACTGACCGAACGCCTGCGCGTCTGGCTCCGCGAATATCTGCGCGCAGGCGATATTTATGGCCGCTGCCTGGGCGAAGAATGGTGTGGGCGCAGCTACCGGCTGGCGCGTTATCAGTTGGCGCTTGAAAACGAAAGCATGACGGTCGAACAGATTTGCGGCGGCTGTGAACGGCTGGCAACGAAGCCGACTGAACAACCACCGGGTCTGGAACGCTGGATCAGCCGGTTATCTGATCTGCGACTGATGAAGGAGTCAGGCGCGGCTTATCTGTATCCTGATGCGCTGGAGCCTGATGAATGGGCCGGTCTGGCAGCCTGGCAGGCCGCGATTGCGGAGTATGAGCAGATTCAGGCCGAACGTGAACGAGAACGCGCAAAACTGGAAGAAGTCCGGCGCAAACTGCAACGCCCCTGGTGACGAGCGATGGCCGAGGACATTGTTTTTGAAATCCGGTGGAGTACGGCTGACGCAGAGGCAGGGGCGCGGCGCATGGCAACGGCTGCGCGTAACCTGACGGCGGAACTTGATCGTTCAGCACAATCTGCCGCAGCGATGGCGCAGGCGGCGCAGCGCGGCTTCGGTTCAGCCGCTGAAATCGCGCGCAATACAAGACTGACCGGCTTTTCTGACGCACTCAAACAACTGCAATTCAACCTCAGCGGAGTTGGCGCGGATTTCAATGCGCGCGGGCTGTTTACCAACTTTCAGGCCAGTCTGGTTGAAGCCTCAACGAAATCAACTGCCTTTGCCCGCGAACTCAAATCCTCATTCAATGATCTGGGCGTCAATATTCAGCAGGCGCTGTTGCGCCCTGAGCAGGCGTTTACTGATCTGATCAAACGGGTCGGGCAGATTCAGCCTGCCCTGGCGCGAGCGCAATCCGCCATCGGCTCAGTCACTGCCGGACGCGGAACTGTAGCTGCGAATTTTCAGCAAAGCGCCATTCTTGCGACAACACAGGACACGGAACAGGCGCGACGTTTACGCGCAGATTTTGCCGCGCTGGGCATTGATGCGCAACAGGCGGCGGCGCGGGCAGCCCCGGCCTGGCAACGCTTCCGCGACGTGCTGAGTGATGTGGAAAGATCATCATTACGGCTGAAGGGATTGAATGTCGCGCTGGGCACTGATGCTGCCGGGCTGGGCGCCGCCTTCGGACGCAGCGGTCAGGCATTGAATGCTCTTGATGATCAGTTGATTGCTTCTGCCGCGCGGCGCAACGCTGGTTTTGACGATTCACGAACAAGGCTTCAGGCGTTTGGGCGAGCAGCGACAGACGCCGGACGAACGTTGAGCATTGGCCTGACGGCGCCGCTGGTAGCTTTGGGCGCAGCAGCAGTCAAAAGCGCGGCTGAGATTGATCGCAACGTCAATGTGCTGCGCGCGTTTATCGGGAGCGCAGAAGGGGCAGAAGCGCGTTTTCGCGCCCTGGTTGCGCTGGCGCAGAAAACTCCTGGTCTGACTACTGCACTCGCTTCAACACTGGACGTGCAACTGCGTGTTGCCGGAGCGACTGAGGAAACGATCAATCGTATTCTGCCCGCAATTGGCCGCTTGAATGCTGTTGCGCCGCTGCGTGATCCGGCGCGGTTTACTCAAAACCTTGTGCAGCTTGTCACTCGTGATTTCCAGCGGCCTGATTTGAAGGAACTGGTTGGCGCGGCGCCGCTTGGTGGCGAAATCATCAAACGCACTTTCAAAGTCGCTTCACCCCTGGACGCAAAAGCCATCCGCGAACAGGCGCGCAAGCTGGGCATTGACACGGTTGATGAATTCTTTGCGGCTTTTGCTCAGGCGGCAACTGAAGTGCCCGGTTTGCAACGTGTCACAGAAAGTATTCCGACGCGCTTTGAGAAAATGCGTGACCGAATTACTGTCGCGTTACGTCCGCTTGGCCTGCGCATTCTTGACTTGATTGAACCGGCAGTTGAAAAGCTGGCGCAGGGAGTTGAAAGATTAAGCGCCTTATTCGGCGCTCTGCCGCAATCTGTGCAGCAGGCGATTGTTATTTTCGGCGGATTACTGGCCGCTATCGGCCCGGCGTTGTTATTGTTCGGACAACTTGCCTTTGCGATTTCTTCAATCAGCGCATTGTTTGGCTCAGGCGGCGCCCTGGCCGGAATAGGAACAGCGATTTCAGCCGCGCTTGGCCCGATTGGCATTGCGATTGGAGTAGTGATTGCAGCAGCGGCAGCGTTGTATCTGGCATGGCAGACGAACTTTGGCGGCATTCGTGAACTGACAGCGCAGATCGCGGCTTTTGTAACCGAACGCTTTGACGCGATTGCCGAATGGTGGCGTGAGAATGGCCCACTGGTGCAGGAATTCATCGGGCGTGTCTGGGCGGAAATCACGACGATCTTTGAACGCGCTTCAGGCATTGTCAAAAGCGTCCTGCTTCCGGCTTTTGATTTTGCAGCAGAATATATTCGCAACATCTGGGGAGTTATCGGTGAGTATATTACGCTGGCTCTGCAATTACTGACCGGGCACTTTGAGGCAGCCGGAGAAACAATTCAGCGCATTCAAATCCGTGTTTGGGAAGCGATCAAAAACATTACTGCGCAGGGTGTTGTCTCTACGCTTGAAATTGTGCGCAACCTGTTTGATCAGCTTTTGAAATTCGTCGGCCTGGGCGAACTGGCTGGAACGAACATTGGCGAAGCTATCGGGCGCAGTCTGTTGCGCACTCTTGATAAATTCATCCCCGGTGTCGGCCTGGCAGTTGAGGCATTGATTGGCGCCGCTTTTCGTCGGACAACTCAACAGACTGCGCAGAGGCAGAAAGAGCAGCGAGTCAGTAACGCCTTTGCGTTTCGTGATTTCCTCCGCACAAAAACCGATTCGCCGGTTGCGTCACTCCCATCCCAGGGGATCGCAAGCGAACCCAAAGCAAAGCGATCAGAAGCTGCACAACTGGCCCGTGCGCAGGTCGAATTGACCAAAGCGCAATTGACGGCTGAAACCGCGTTGATCCGTGAGCAATTGCGCAACCGTGAAGCTGCGCTCAAAGCCAGCTATGACGCCACGATCATTACAACGCAGAGTTATTACACCAGAAAATTACAAATTGAGCAGGAAAGTCTGACGCTTGAAATTCGTGAAAACCGGCAGGCTGTCACGGCCATCGAAGATGAAATCAGACAGGCAATCGCGCGCCGGGCAAAAGAACAGGAAATATTGCGCCTTGAAACGCAAGCCACACAATTGCGCAGTCAGGGTGCTGTCCTGCGCGAAAAACAACAAGCCTTGCCAGAAGCGAATGCAGCCGCACGGCGCCAGACTGAAGAGCAGGAACGCCGCTCAATCGAACAGACCCGGATTGCGTACCTTGAACTGACCGGAGTAAAGCAGGAATCCTTCAACCGGCGGCTGGCGGAAGAATATGCCGAAGCCGTCAAAACCGCCGCGCAGGCCGGACGCCGCGACATTCTTGATCTGATCGAAAAAATGCAGGAACTACGCCTGGCTCATTTTGATCTGAATGAGCAGGTCAAACGCAGTGAGTTACGTTTTGACGCCACGCAAACAACTCTGAATATCGTGGAAGAACAGATCAGCGGCGCTCAGTCACGCGGCCAGATTGACGCAATAGAAGCCGCTGACGCGCAGATTGAAGCCCGGCGCAGGCTGCGCACTGTCCTGCTCGAAGAAGTCGTCTTACAGCGCCAGTTGCTCGAACAAAAGCAATCCCTGGGCGGCGCAGAAGCTGAAACAGCCGAGCGCGATTTGTTGCAGATCAATGAACGGATTGCCGCGTTGCGCAATCTGGGCGCTGAACTGACCAGTCAGGAAAAAATTCAGCAGCAGCTTGCTGACAATCAGATTTTCCGGCAGGACAGAGCGAACCGGAAGTTACTGGAACACCTGGCGGCACAAAAGGGCCTGACTGAAGCCGTCGCCGACGCGCAGATCAAAGCGTATGAGACATTTATCGGCGTGCTTGAGCGCGGAATTGATAAACTGACGGCCAAACTCGGCTTCTTCGGTGAAATTGTTGCAGATTTGATCAAAACGATTACGCGCAATCTGATTACGCGCGTGCTGACGGGCGTAGCTGGTGGCGGTAGCGGAGGCGGGATTTTCGGCGGGGGCGGCGGGCTGATCGGCTCAATCGCTTCGTTATTTCTCGCGCCGCGACAGAGCGGACAACAGGCTGGTGGCGGCTCTGTCTTGCAGGCAATTCTCGGCGGCGGAGCAGGTGGATTTCAAACTCCGCCGTTTGTCGCGCCGCAGCAGCTTGCGCAAACCCTGTCAGCGATCAGCGGCGCGCGCGCAGGAGGCGCAACCGGGGGCTTCAATCCGATTGCGGCACTGGCCGGCCTGCTCCGACCCGGCGGACAGCCAGGCGGAAATATCGCCACCGCTGCCCCCGTAGCGGCAACCCTGGCGGCTGCGCTGGCGCGCAATGCGAAGGGCGCAGCGATTGGAGGAATTGGGGGGATTGGCGGCGCAGCAGGCACAGCGCAGACTTTGACTGAGGCTTTTCTGAGTCAGTCGAGACTGACCGAACTGGCCCGCACGCCGCCCTTTGTCGCGCAGGCTGGCACAACGGCAGGCGGAGCAATTGCGGGCGGTTCTTTCCTTCAGGGCCTGGCTCCCCTGGCGCCTCTGCTTGGGTTATCGCTGGGAACGCAACTTGGCGGGCAAAGCACGGCGGGCAAAATCCTGGGCGGCGCAGGCGGGCTGCTGCTCGGCGCTTCAGCGTTTGCCGGAATTGCCGGAACAGGCGCAATTACTGGCTTGTTGACCGGCCTGGGTGTAGGGGGAACGAATGCGGCAATTCTTGGTTCTGCTGCCTTCGGCCTGCTGACCAATCCGATTACGATTATTGCCGGAATCGGACTGCTGATTGGAAGCTTTTTCCTGGGCCGGGCAAAACAGCGAAAAACAGATGAGAAAAATGCCGATGCCATCTGGCGCGCTGAAGCCGACCGCCTGGCTGAACTGACGCGCCTGGTCAATGCTGACCGGATAGACGGCGCCCAGGCGCTGGCCGAAGCGGCGCAGTTGCGGCAGCAGACTGTAGCCGCGCTCAATCAGATCAAAACAAAATCAGTTCGGGAAAGTCGTCTGAAAAACCAGTTGGCTGATGTGGATCGCGTTTATGTTGCGCCGCTCAAAGAAGCTGCCGAACGACAGCAGAAACGCCGGGGAGTAAGTGATTTATTATTACCGACATTTGCTTCAGGCGGGTTTACCGGGCGCGTGCCGGGCGTATTTGACGGCAGCGACGATAAAGTGATTCGCGTCACTGGCAATGAACTCGTGCTGAATCCGCATCAACAGGCAAATCTGGCTGATTTGATTCTGACGACTTCCCGCTCGCGCCGCGCGCCGATTGAGACAACTTCAGTCCGGGAAGCCCTGACGCGCAAAGAACGAAGCCGGGAAACAACGATTGATCAGATCAATTTGAGACAGAATGAAAATCTGACTCAGTCATCCGAAGTTCAGCGTCAGTCTGCGCATTCTCTCTTCAATGAAACCAGGCGCAGTCAGGAAGAAAACAAGCAGATCGTTAATCAGACTTCATCTGTGATAACACGCTTCGATCAGAGATCAATCGTCAATGATCGCGCGGCTGACGCGGCGCAGCAACCCGGCGCGACGCTCCAACGCGCGACTCAACCGGAAACGATTTCCAGCCGCAGCAACAGAGTCACTCAGACCGCATTACCACGCTTTGCCAGCGGTGGACTGACTGCGCCACTGGAGCGGCTGATCCGCGTCACCGGGAATGAACTGGTGGTCAGTCCGGCAGATCAGACACGCCTGGCCGGGCTGGTATTTGAAGCCTCACGCGCACGCGCTTTGTCATTCAATAATTCTTTCTCTGCTTCCTCCTTCAATGCGCCCCTGACGATTCCCGCGCCAGCCGCTGCGACCGACATTGCCGCAGCTATTCCAACACCGGTGAATATTACGCTGATCGTCAACAATGCCTTTGAAATCGGGCAGGCAGACCAGACAAAGATCGTGACAAACGTAATCAACAATACTTCGGAAGGGCGGCGCAGTATTGTTCGTGTTGTCCGCAAAGATGTCCGCAAACAGGGCCAGGCCGGTCTGGCCGGAGATATTGAGTCAATTCTGACCTGATAACCCTGGGCGCAGAATTTGCGCATTAGAGCGTCGTGGCTGCATTTTTGCCGTCAGATCAGGAAAAGGGGTTGCGCCCCGGATAAAAATGCAATCACGACGCTGAAAAACGCCGAAATTGACTTCTGACCAGGGAGAAACATGGCGAAATTTGAACCAGCGAACGATCCGACATTTGAGGGCGAGGCTTATCTGTTCCATTGCCCCGGTTGTCGCTCTGACCATTGGGTCAGAGTCTCCGGCCCGGAACCATGCTGGCTGTGGAATGAGAAGCCAGAACGCCCCACAGTCAGTCCAAGCATCATGGTCAACAGGAATACGAAATGGCAATGCCACTCATTCATTACCGATGGCAAAATTCAGTTTCTCGGTGACTGCTGGCATGACCTGAAAGGAAAAACAGTCGAATTACCTGATTGGGAGTCAATCTGATGGCTCGTGATTTGTCTGATCAAATTCTGACGCGGTTGTATGCCGGAACGGCGAAAACTGTCCAGGCGGCAGAAATTATTATTCCCGGTCCGCGCATTGTCGAGCCGCAGCTTGTGCCTGGTTTGCGCTCCTGGTACCGCGCCGAAGATTTGACGCTTGACGAAGGCGACGGCGTAGCAGTCTGGCCTGATCGCAGCGCGAGCGCGTTTGACGCCGGACAGGGAATTGCTGCCCAGCGCCCACGCTTTCGCAATGCACAACTGAATGGGCGTCCGGTTATAGAGTTCGATGGAGTTGATGATGCGCTGATCGGCCCGCCCGGCCCCGGCTCACAGATGACTGTCTTTATCGTCGCGCGTGGCAATGCCCGATCAATGTTGCGCTTTCAGGAGAACAATTCTGATTACGCGATCATCGGCGATCCAAATGGGATGTTTACCGTGAGCGGGCAGTTTTCAATTCCATTGGGAATTCATGATCAGGCTTTTCATCTCATTACCGTGCAATTCAGTCCGAACAACCCCAGCGGACAGCGTTCCTGGCTGGACGGGGTAACGCAGGCAATCCAGGCGACGAACAGCAACGGCCTGGCCGCAACTACGCTCTGGCTGGGTCGGAAATTCGATGGCACAGAACCGTTTCAGGGACAGATTGCCGAAGTTCTGTTTTATACCCGACTGCTTTCATTGCTTGAACGCCAGCGCGTAGAGCAGTATCTGGCTTCGCGCTACAATCTGCCACTCTTTTATGAAACAGAAGATAATTTCACGTTGCGCGTGGCTACGGCGCCGGTACAATGGAACGATTACAACTGGGAAGGTGACCTGATGGGCACGCCTGAAATCCGCTTCAGTGAAGGCCGCGCGCCGGATAACGCTGAACTGACATTGACCAACTTATCTCTGCGTTATGGCGCAGCGATCATTGACCCGGCGCGACTCCTCGAAGGCGCCGGAGTGAAAATCTTCTGGCTGTTTGAAACAGCGCCCGATGTCTGGTCAGGCGATCAGGTGTTCAGTGGAACGATCATCGCGCCGGAACTGGCCGACACCGGCTCGGATGAGTTGCTGAAACTGGAAATCGCTTCGGATATGAATCCGCCATCTGTGCGGCTGGGCGCGCGTCCGCGCTCGTTTCATTGCGTGATTGACTTCAAAGGGCCGAAATGCGGGGCAGTGACTTCAGCTACTTTCTGCTCGCGTCTGTTCGATGATGCGGTCAATGGCTGCAAAGCGCATGGCCGACAACATCGCTTTCAGGGCCTGCCGACAATGGGCGCGATTGCGCAACAAGCGGTGACGGGCGGCATTGATCCATCCTTCGATCCGGGAACCGGCTGGCCTCACCAGCCCATCAGATGGAAAGACGCCTGGGAAATCCTGTGACCAGTAATGCCGATACTCTCTGATAAAATTGCCGGAACAAGCGTTGTGCTGCCTTACGGGCAGCATATCACCGCAGGCGCGACGGTAGCTTATGCGCGCGATACCTCTACAAATCGGATCAAATTGATTGCGTTACTCAGCGAAGGCGTTTGTGATTCACAAATCATCGCCGGGAAAGAAACCGCCCTGACGGTCTATTACGCTGGCGAGGAAATCCCGGAATTTGACGCCCAGGGCGCGCGGAACTGGAAATATCATCCTGGGCAGTTGTCAGCCGGATTCGATGACCCGATTCAGGGTACGCCTTATTTCTGGCAGGCGCCTTACGATCCGACTCTGGCTTTTACTTTCTCCGGTTCAGCTTATCTTGAATTACTGCTCTCAGAGGCTTTCAGCGAAGGTGAAGAAGAACCCTCACGCCTAAAAGTTTACTATCGCACCTTGCAAGTACCGGATTATGACGCAGGCGGAAACTGGCAGGGTGACAGTTATTCAGCGAACCTGGCGCGCGTGGCTCTGGATATTCTGCTGCGCCGGATGAAACTGCCGGAAAGCCGGATTGATTTCGCTTCGTGGTTCGCTTTTCGGCAACGCTGCGAAGAATTGATTCCCTGGAATCCGGGGATCGGTGGACGAACAGCAACAGTGGACGTGAACAATCAGATTGTCACCTGGAAGACTGGTCGGAAATTTGAATCGTCATGGACAGGAACGGTCTGGATAGCCGGGCAGGGATTTCAAATTCAAAGCGTAGACAGTGACATACAAATCACTCTGACTGCTGCGCCGCCAGCGGCGACGGAAGTAAATTTTCGCTGGGGATATGTTCCACGTTTTCTGGCTAACGTGGCTTTTCAGAATGTTCCGGCAGGCGAAGCGTTCATTTATCTGATGGCGCTGGCGCCTGGTTGTACGTGGCAGGATGTCAATGGCAAGGTGAAATTCCTGTCTGTTCCGACTCGTCCGGTCGTCCATCAGTTCCGTTGCGATCCTGACTCTGAAAACGTTTCCAATATCGTGACTGATTCGGTGACGTTCAGTCGGATTCGCCCGGAAGATCGGCGAACTGTTCTCCGCGTGCGCTTTCGCAATCTTGACGATTTGTATTTTACGGAAAAGGAAATCAGTGAAATCCGCGACAGTGGAAAAGGCTTTGAGCGGCCACTGGATGAACCGCTGGCATGGGGCGTCATGACTGAATCGCAGGCGCAGCGGGCTTTGCGCACGCTGATGATTGAAAATTACGATCTTGACGTTCTAGCCTCATTACAAGGGCAAGGCGACAGCTACCGGGTAGCCAAAGGTGATGTTGTCGAAATCAGCTTTGATTCACTCGGCCTGCGCGAGCGTGCGCCAGTCAGAATGCTGGTCAGAGAAGAAGCCTTCATGCCGGTGACGAATAATGAAGACTTACGCAGTTTCAAACTGCAAATCTACAATGAAAATTTCTACAGTGATGAATTGCATGGGCCGGTACAGGCAGTCATTACCAGCGATCTGCCGCCTTTGGCTTCACCCGGCATTGCCGCGCGTTCGCGTTCCCGTCGCGCGCTCGATCCCTCAGGGCGCTATCGGGGGCGTGATCTTGGCGTTTTTGATCGCCTGCGTATCACCAAAGTCAAATATGATGATATTCAACTTCTGGAGAATGGCCTGCAAATGGGTTTTCGACTCTATCTGGAAACTGACAACGCTGATGGCAAGGCAAACGCAGATAGTCTGGAATCCGCATGGCTCAAAGTTTATGACAAATTCGGCAATCTGGTCTATGACAACAAATACCCCTTTACCGGGCAGGGCAAAGCCGGTGGAGGCGTATTGTTGCGCGCGAATGCTGACCCGCGTGAGGAAGCAGTTTTCGAGCTTCGCCTGCTCAATGTTTTTGGCTGGTCGCAACCGCGCTTTATTACCTGGCGCCCCTGGTCAGGCGTCGCCGGTGAGTTGCTTGACGAACTTCCGGCGTTTCTCAACCCTGATGAATGTCCACAGAATCTGACTGCCGTGCCGGTCAGTGATCGCAAAGTCAGACTGACCTGGACTCCGGCAAAGAACGCCGGAGTCAATCAGGCTGTCTTTATCAAACATCCCTTGATTGGTTATGAAGGATGGACGTGGCTGACTCCACCCGTTGCGCCATTCATCCCGTCGCTTGGCCCGGCAGAAAACACTTTTCTCGTTGATCTGTCTTCCGGGTTGCAGCCTGATTCAATTTATGATTTTGCCATCTGGCGCAGCAGCAACGGCGAGTTTCGCTCAAACATCGCTTATGTGCGGACACTGAATCAGCCGATTGTCGTGGAAACGACGCGCAGCGCCCCGGCCAGTCTTTCCGCTGTTCCCCTGTCAGCTACGCAGGTCAAACTGACCTGGACACGCAACGCCGGAGATAATGACTCTGTCGAAGTAGAAGAAGATGGCTCAGTCATTCAAACGTTGACGCCAGGCACAACGGTTGAATTTACCCGGACGGTCGGTGCAGGTTCAACGCACAATTATCGGGTCAGAAACAAATGGAATACCGGAATTCAGTATTCCGAATGGTCAAACGCCGCTTCAGCAACTATGCCTGCCAATACCGCTGGCGATCCGGCGCAACTGACCGCGCAACCGACCGGGCCGTATTCGATTGCGCTGGCCTGGGGAAATAATGGCAACAGCGGCGCCGTGACGCTCAACTGGCGCATTGCCGGAACAGTAACCTGGAGTCAGATTGCATTGTCTGGCGGGTTGACCACCTATACCAAAGTCGGATTATCACCTGAAACTGAATATGAATTTATGATCGAACTGGCAGGCGCCGCTCAGCCCTCAAATATCGCCTGGGCTTTGACGGATTCGATTATTGTTGATGATCCTTATGGCAAGGGCGGGACATTGTAGGCGGGACATTGCAGGCGGGAAATTGCAGGCTTGCCGCGTCATTCATCGGGGCGCGGCGGGACTGACGGACACTGGGCAGTATCCGTCAGTTATCGCTTAGAGGCGCAATTCAGCAATTGCGCCTCTTTTTTCACTTTACTCTTGCTGGTGATCGTTCTGCCGGAGCGGAAAAATAACAAAGACCGGCTTTTGAATCACCGCATAGCCGCAGGAATGATCCGGCAGCGCGTATTTTTTTGCGCAAACTGGCAGCATAAACTGCAATGACATGCCCTGCTTCAGTTACCCCCTCAAATTTCCAGGCTTCAATCAGAGCCTGAAAGGGAACCGGATCAGGCGCATGCGTCATCAAGAGCCGACACATGTGCAGTTCACGCTGAGTCAGCCGGACTGCCTCGACTGAATGGATTGTCTGCGCAAGCGCATCCAGGCGCAGATCGGCATAAGTGTAATGTCGGGCCTGGTAGCTTTCATTGAGTTGTCTGATTTTTTCCATCAGTTCAGGTTTGATGTACAGCCGCAGATAATTCAATTCTCCTTCAGTCAGAGGTGCTGCCCAGTCTTCGGGCTGGTAACCTTTGGGACTGGACGTGATTCTCAATTGCCTGATCTGATGTTTTTCTTTTTGTTTATCAATTGATTCTCTGATATGACGTTTCATCATTGGTTTTGTTCTTTCACTTTCTGTAACAGACTGTTTGCTGTCTGAAGAACGGCTTCAATCCGGGCAGGCGTAGCTTCCTGAGGAAGCAGCATAGCCCGCAAGGCATAAGCGACGCCGAGATGGTATGCGCATTCCGCAGTTGGAACAGCATTATTCCATTCAGACTCCAGGATTGTATAGCCGCAGTACCGACAATCATGCGTGTAGCTGTAGACAGGCTGCGTATGCCCGACTGGCGCATCCTGGATATTCAGGCACTGCGGACATTCGATAAATTCAAGGTGAAATTCTTCATTCATCATAATCACCCTCATTACTGGAACTGTCTTCGCATCGGCAATCACCCTTAAAGCACCCGCAACAATCCGCGCAATCTGCGCAGAAATTGCAGGTTGCGACCACACAATTGCACATTTGCACGCCGTCGTCGTCACTTTCCAAACTACAGCAGTAACATCTCAGATTTGGTGTATTCTGTTTTCCCATAGCTTTCCTCAAAAGTTTCACTTTCTGATTCCGTTGAAATATTCAAGCAGCGTCTGTTTTTGCCATTCCTGCTCATCGTTATCTATCAATGACCATGCGGAAGACTCAAGAGCGGCATCTATTGCATTATCCGCTGCACACCAGAAGGCGCTCCGTCGCGCCAGCCAGCAATTCCTGGTTATTTCATTCCAGTCATCAGCCGCCTGATTCATCGCTTCCTGTGCGCTTTGTTTTGCTGCATTACCTGCCTTTTTGAGTTCATCAGCAGAACTCAGGCCAGACGCAAACCGGCGAGCCTCATTGATGACGGCCTGACTGCGAAAACTCATCTCTTCTTCAGACAAAGTGATCAGTAAATGTTCCGCACAATCACAGGCAAACAGTCTGGCGATTTTTTCAATTTGTGATTTTTGTTCCGGCTGTACTGCATTGAATGACCAGATAACATCATCAGGATCACAATATTCGAGCATTTTACTGAATGGAATCGGAGTGTTGAAATTACGTCGGCTGAAAGAGATTGATTCACTCTGAAACACCTTTTGCATAAATTGCCGACTGACTCCGGCATTGATCAGTAATCTGATTGAGGTGCTTAATTCCTGAGGCATAGAAAATCCTTTCTCAAGTCCCAATAATTCCAGGCATGTCTTTCCAGGCTTTGGGTTGCGGGAACTGCTGAATGCGAAACTCAGCAGGCCACTCAGCCGGATCAGCGCCCTTCGGATCGTTGAATTTCAAAGCCAGATACCCGGCTGGAATGTTGTAATGAATGCGAGCTTTCAGTGCGGGTTTATTGTCGAGTGCTTTCCAGGCGTTTGCTGAAATGACTGGCACTGCGCCCATTTGTTTGACAAACACCGGCACTCCGGCCTGCTGACATTGAGTGAGCAAAGCCAGCGCGTAATCAAGATTGAAAGGCCGCGCATGCAAGCCTGATTCGCCGCCGATGATAATCCAGTCAAGCAAGGGCGCCGGGATTATTTCGTGCATATCCAGAGAACATTCGCCCTGTCCGCTTTCTTGTGTAAACAGCGAGAATCCCGCTGAATAGTCAAATCGCTGCTGACATTCTCTGCACTTGAATAACCAGAATGATAAATCCAGCCAGTCAAGCAAGGGTTCACAACTCAGAAATTTCACGGGCGCTGTAGCTGCAACCAGATGATGAATGCGCTCTTTGGCTGTTTGCATGTTTTCAATCGAAGCGCCCAGCCAGATATTCGACGGCAGATAACCACCAAAGCCCCAGGCAATTATTTCTCTGGAAATATCTCTGATGACCCCGTCACGGCACACATAATATTCGCCTGCCTGCTCAATCAGCCTGGCAATATTCTCCGGGCGTTTAGTCAGTAGCAGCCAGTCAAGATTTTCAGTCTGCCAGATGGTTTGAAACAAGCGGGCGCGCCAGGGGTAAAGCTTCTTCCGATCTTCAAACACATCAGCCATTGAGGCGCAGAATACCCGGCGCCTGACTCCATCGCTCCCGGCCTGTCTGTTCCATTTCAACGGTTGACGCAAATAGGTTTCCGATGCCCGTTT